TTGCTATTGTTGTATCTGTATCAAATGCTGTAGTTGTATCAAAGGTAGTAGTAGTATCATATGCAGTAGTAGTTCCAAAAGTACTTGTTGTGCTTCTGCTTGTTGCTGTATCTCTAGTAGTATTATAAATAGCATTAAAGAATGTAGATAAACTACCATCTGTCTCTTTTACGACAGCATAGTTTACAAATTTGATAGTACCATCAGTTACTTTAATATGTACCTGTTTAGGTGTTTCTATCGAATCTCCATCCCAAATCTTGAGGGCCACTTTCTACTCCTCTTCTATTATACCACGTACCATACAAAACCAGTTTTCTTACCTGTTCCGTTAGTAGGTGCAGAAGTTACTATTGCAAAATCTCTAGTATCAAAATCAGTAAGCGCTACTTGTTTCATTGTTCCATCATCATTAACTACTAACCTATCTCCATCTGCAAGAGTTGTAGAACTGGCAGCTGTTCCTCCATCCATTATATTTAACTCTGTCGCAGTTGATGTTACACCATCTAATATATTAAGTTCTGCTGCAGTACTTGTAACTGATGTGCCATTAATAGATAAAGCATCAGTTTCTAAAGTACCATCAATATCAGCATCACCACTAATATCTAGTGTTGCAGCATCTAATTCACCACTAATAGTTATGTTTCTACCACCAGTAATGTCTTTATTAGCATCTGTAATAATTGCTTTACTGGCTATTACTGTTCCATTTGTAATTCCGTCTATAAGATTAATATCAGCTGCACTTGCTGTAACACCATCTAAAATATTTAATTCGGCAGTAGTTGAAGTAACTCCATCCATTATATTAAGTTCAGAAGTTGTAGCAGTTACCCCATCCATAATATTTAATTCAGCAGGAGTAGCGCTAATTTGAGTTGTAGTAGCCGCAGCCAAGACTGGAATATATCCGCCTTGGTTAATTAAATATTGTGTATGGTCTGATGTAGGATCTACTATAGAAAGAGTAGTTTCATTTGAATCTGCGGTTGCCCCTTCAAAAACAATTGCGTTTGAAGCCTCCATTGTAACTGTATCTGCTGTAGTAGTTGTACCTGCTACAGTCAATTTAGGAACTAATAGTTCGCCTGTACTTGGATTATATCTTAAAGCACCAGTATCATCTAACAGCCCATTAGACTCGTCATGAAAAACTATAGGGAAATTAGTGTTTGCTGTACTGTCTGCTACTGTGGCTGTAGCTGCTAATGTTGCATTTGCTACTGTAGTTCCTGCAATTACACTTGCTAAAGTTGAACCATTAACAGTAATTGCATCTGCTTCCAACGTTCCGTCTATATCAGCATCTCCACTAATATCTAAACTAGTTGCGTCTACTTCACCTGCAACAGTAACAACACCACTTGACAGCGTTATTAAATCTGTATCACTAGTATGTCCAATTACTGCACCATCAATTGCAATATTATCAACAGTAAGTGCTGTAAGAGTTCCAAGACTTGTAATGTTTGTTTGTGCCGCGCCTGTTACTGTAGCTGCTGTACCACTTGCATTACCTGTTACATTACCTGTAATATTACCAGTAAATGTTGAAGTAACTCCTGTAGTAGTAAGCATTCCAGAACTAGGATTATATGTTAAACCTGTATCAGACTCTGCTCCCTGCGAACCTGTAGCACCATCTACAAATATTGGATATACTGTTTCGTTTGTGCTGTTATTTGCAGAAACTGTAATGTTATCAGCAGTTCCTGTAGTGTCCTGGTTAAGTGTACCAATTACAAAATCAAGTGTGTTATCTCCATCTTCATAAGTAACTGTAATACCTGTTTCAGTATTAGAACCAACCATCGCACCGACTGTATCGGCTATGTATTCGTTTAAAGGCGAACTATCTACAGTAATTGCATCGGCTTCCATCGTGCCATCAACATCTATACTACCTGAAAGATCTATATCTCCTGTTACTGCTAAAGTACTTCCATTATAGGTTAATCCTGACTCTGCATCTAGTTCTGTTGTTGTAGCACCTACTGTAACAAGTTCATTTTCTGTTGCATTGTTTAATGCAGAAATAGTTCCAGTAGCATTAAAATCTAAAGTATTATCATTGTCGTCATAGGTAACTGTTACGTTTGTTTCAGTATTTCCGCTTACCATTGCGCCTACAGTATCTGCAATATATTCACTTAATGTAGTTCCATCTACTGTATAAGCATCAGCCTCAAGAGTTCCGTCAATATCTGCATCTCCTGAAATATCAAGAGTAGCTGCATCAAGTTCTCCTGATATTGTAATATTTCTACCACCGCTTATATCTTTATTTGAATCAGTGATAATTGCTTTACTAGCAATAACTGTTCCATTAGTTATACCATCTATAAGATTTATATCTGTAGCACTTGCTGTAACTCCGTCAAGTATGTTTAGTTCTGCTGTAGTAGAAGTAACTCCGTCAAGAATATTTAATTCTGCAGCAGTTGCTGTGACTCCGTCAAGAATATTTAATTCAGATGCTGTAGATGTTACTCCGTCTAATATATTCAGTTCAGCAGCTGTTGATGTAATTGCAGTTCCATTAAAATTTATTGCGTCTGCATATATTGTTCCATCAAAATAACCATCTTTAAATTCTAAAGAACTTGTACCTATATCAATATCATTATCTGTAACAGGAACTATTGCTCCGTCTTGAACTCTAATTTGTTCTACAGCAGCACTAGAAACTTCTACAAAAAAACCAACTCTATTATTAGTTCCATCAACAACAACTTTATTTAAAAAGTCTAAATCTCCTATTTGAGGTACATTACCGCCTTGACCTGATGTACCATCATGCCTATGTCCAGTGTTTGATGCACTACTTGAACTATAAGTAAATGCATTAACTAATTGATCATATTCATTATTAAATAATGCGGCTGTGATAGTGTCTCCATCACTAAATGAACTTTGCCTTGTATAACTTTGTGCCATTTGTTATTGTCTCCCCGATGGTATGTAATCTACATAAATTCCGTTAATTGTATATGGTGAATTTTGATTGTTACTAAAAATTCTAAAATAATTACTGTTGCCACTTCCTTCAACAGTTTGTCTAACAAGAGGATCTGTTTGTCCGCCAAACGTATAACCTCCTGCTGTTCCAAAAGTTGCAGTTCCAAATAAACTAGGACTATCGACTGCTAATGTATAATCCGAAGGTTGAGGTGCTGTAAGCCTATCAAAATCGTATTTTACTTTTAATTTTGTATCTACTGTTCCTTCAGGAGTAATAGACACACTTACGTATTTTAAAGTTTTTAGAGTTCCTAAATCTCCGTAATCTAATTCAGGAGTTTGGTATTTCGATAAAATATTAAGTTTGTTTCCTGCTTCATCTAATAAATTATCGCCTATATCATGATTATAAACTTTACCTGCATAATCACCATGTAAGTATTGTTCTACTCCATTTGAATTAAATCCTGAAGTTGCTGCAGCACTCGCATCTATTCCTACAGTTTCAGACCATTGAAATTGTGTAATTCCTTGGTCGTTTGTTTTAATAGTACCTATAATTCCTCTTGAAGATCCGCCTGTATTTGCATCTCCATAGTATAAACGATACTGTGCTTTGTCTCGTATTACAATACTTGCAACATTATATGTTCCAATATTGTCTGCTATATTTTTTATGACAGGTGTAATGGCTCTACTAACTGAGCCTAACTCTACGTCACCAATTCTTGCTGTACCTGCAAGTGTTCGTATTCCATCAGGCGCTAAGAATACAAGATCACCTGCAATCTCTTGGATACTTCTTCCGTCTAAACAACCTATGTTTTGTGTAATAGGTAAAATTGCTATATTATCACTATCATTTATATTAACTAATTTATAAATACTGTTTTTACAAAAGATTATTAAGTCATCCCTAAAAGATCTTAATCCTATTACTCTATCATCTAAAACAATATTTCCTGATCCTGTTGTTGTAAAATCATCTATATCATTTGTTCCACTATAAAAAATAGTATTTGGTGCTGTTGCAGCTCCTGCTACAACTAAATGTTTATCATGTATTGTACAGTATTTTGGATAGTGTGTTCCGCTTACTGTTATTTCTTTTGCATAATAAGTTCTGTTACTTAATGTACCAGTACCTGTCATTTTAAAATAAAAAGGCTTGACTCCAGAACCTTCATCTGTTATTATAACTTCTCCGTACTCTGTGTCTCCTTCGTAAGTTATAATCTGTGCTAAACTTTGTGAAGTTCTAGCAGAAGCACTACGACCTGTAAAAGTACTATAGTTGTCTCCACTACCTGAAACACTTGCTCTATTTATTTGTAACCAACTTGTTCCGTCTAGGCTAAAATATATGTTTGTTCCTGCGCAAACTATTACTCCGTCTGCATAAATATGTAGTCCTAGTATATCATTATCTACATTAGGATTAGCGGCAGAGTCTCCTCCAAATAAAGAGTAACCATTTATTCTTCTGTATCCTCCTTGTACATCAACTTCAAAATTTTCTAAAAGTGTTGCGGCACCAGGCTTTCGCATCATTTCAATAGGACTTGAAGATTTATCAAGCCCCCCTTCACATGGAAATGCAAATGGTTGTGATTGTGCCATTAAACTACTCTTACTCTATCATCTGTTATATACTTAGGAGCAGGATTTAAAAGATTAGATCTCATTTGTCTTAATCCTCTATTATAATCATCTAATGCAAAGGCTGATGATTGTGCATCATCTTTAAACTGATGTATATAATATCTTGCTCTTGCAAGTAATACAGGAGCATACATATCAGGAAAAACAACTGTATCGCCATGAGCGCTTAATGCTGTCGGTTGATTCCAAGCAAAAAACCAAACTTTGTAAACTTTGTCAGGTATTGGGCTTACTCCAAAATTTCTACCATCTGTGCTTCTAAACACAACATTAGGTGTTCCCCAGTTTTGTGAATCAGCATCATCTATATTTTCTGCTTCTCTTCTAAAATCTTTCCAGTCTTCAAGAGTTACAAATCTAAGATTTCTACTAGTATAAGGAGCAGACTCTCCGCTTACCCCTATAGTAGTTAAATAAAAGTCATCCCAATTAATAGAACCATAATCATTTGCAGCTGAACTAGAAGATGCTTTTAATTCATACCATCGTGTACCTGCAACAGTTTCAACAGAAACATTTCCATACATAGGATCTGTTGCCCCACTTTCACCTGTTGCTAAAAAGGGCCATTGAGGTTCTGCTGTTACTATGTCGTGATAAGCACGATTAACACAGTCTTTTACGTGTGCTTGTACTCCTATAGCACTGCTAAAGTTTCCTGAAGTTAAAGCAACTTCATTTGTTTCTCTAAGCAATTCATTAGTTAATTGTAAATATGTTGTTGCCACTTATGTCTCCTAACAAGGTTTGGCTTTTTGCATACCACCACCATAAGCCATTACTCTGTTTTTTCCTGCCTTTTTATCAAAATTACTTTTTGGACCTGATTTAGTCAGAGGTCTTCTTTTATTTTTTGGTTTTGGTTTTGGTTTCCAATCTCCTGGTTTTGGCATGGTTTACCCCTTTTGTCTATTATAATTTTTTTGTTGTTTACCAAAGATTCTATCCCAACCTTTGCTATATAATTCTTTATCTTTTTTACTTAAATGTTTTCCGCCTAACCCTAATTTTCTATTGCCTCTCTTCTTATTTTTTAAGATGACAGGTCTTGAATCTGTACCTACTTGTGGCATATTTTTTACCTTTTAATTTAAGAGTATGGGGAGGAATACTCCGATAGAATACCCTCCCACATACAATGTTTTGCTAATCGATTAGTCGATAGCGTAGAAAGCAGACACAAGCGCTTCGCTACGAAGTACATCACATCCATAGACATGAAGACCTCTAACGATGTCACCAAAACTGTCAGGATCACGGATCACTTCAGTTTGTGTAATTGCTTGTGCAGTAGCTGCAGCTGAGATATGTCCGCAAATTACTTTACCACTTGCTGTAGAAGCAGCAGCAATGTTATTAGACTTGTACATATCAAAACCACGCAACTTACCGCTTGAGACTAAGCCATTTCTAAGAGAACCTTGACCTGCGTTGTAGTCAACTGACATTAGTTTAGAACTTGATTGAGACAGTTGCTCATACCAAGAAGGAGGAGCAAGAAACCATCTTCCTTCTTCAGGAATGTTTTGCTCATCCAGTAATCTAGCCATAAATGCCATTACATCAAGAGGATCTGCTCCAGTACCATCAGAACCTGTAAGGTCGATAGAGTTAGAACCGCCTTGATGTTGCCCCATTGTTTGAGTAGCAGCAGCAGCGTCTGCACCTAATACGTGATCAGGTGAAGAACTAGATACTCCACTAAACAATTCGGCAATAACACCTTCGTCAAAAGCATCTTTAAGAGCGTAAGCTGCAGAAGAGGATGCTACCTCTTTCCAGTTTACGTGAGACATAGATTTCTCAATGTCATCTACTTTGAATTTGAAAGCGTTTGCTACATCAACAGTAAGGGTTTCTTCCATGTCCGTCAACTTAGTTTGCGTTACGTCAGCCCCTCTTTCATACTGAAAAACAGTAATCGTAGGTTCTTTGACTATCCGTACTGTGTCACCAAATGCAGAAATATCACCTGAGTAATCAGTATTTGTGATTGCTTCTGCAACTGAGGCTTTTCTAAAAAAGTTAAGTACCTTCTTGGAATAAACCTTAGGCATGAAGAATGCATTAGTTTGTCCAGATATGGAGTTCGCAAAGTTGCCGTTCTCATCAGTCGACTGCTCAAATAAAGCATCAGATTGATTATAAGCCATTTTAAGTCACCTTTAAATGTTAATTGCGTTAATATTAATCACCACGTATTCTACCTTCTTCTAAAGCCCGATCAATCTCTGATTCAAGACGATCAAACTCATCCATAGGTAGCGCAGCAATCTCCTCTTGAGTCCATATTTTAGGCTCTGCGACATCTACAGTTGTAGTCTTTGTAGATACCATTTCAGCAGCCTTTGAGTTTGAACTCATTGACTTATCACGTTTCTGTTTATTTTCTTTAGCAGAAGTTATTCCTGTGTCTTGTTTAAATAGATCAATTGCTCGACCTGCTAAACCAACATTATTAGGATTATTATAAACCCATGCTTGAATATCTTCAGGTTGAGATTTAGCCCAATCGTGAAATTCATCACTTTCTCGAATGTCTGCAAAGTCAGGATGTTTTTCAAACAATTCTGCTTCTGCTTCTTTTCTTTGAACAGATGCTTCTCTTTCTTGTAAGGCTTGGATTTTAGCATTTAAACCTGCAACCTTTGCCTCACTTTGTAAATGAGAAACAGTCTCAACTACGTCATATACATCAGGATAACGTGCTTTAAATTGTTCAAGTTCTTCAAGAGTTTTAGGAGTTTCGTACTTAGGCTGTGAAGCAGTTGCTTCGTTTATAAGTTCTCGCTCTCTCTGTCTAAACTCGTTAAGTTTGCTATCGTAATGTGATTTCAAGTCATCATACCTTTTTTTGTAGTTAGGCTGTGAGTAAGGCTTATCTTTTGGTGCTGATGTTTCTTTGGTGTCTGTATCTTTATCAGACTTTTCTATAGTCTGTTTTTGATCAGGCGCAACAAATAAACTAGTAGCGTCTAAACCTTCTTTAGGCATAACATCATCCGTGTGCCAAGATTTCTTTGCATTATACGGATTAGGTATGGGTTCGTTTTTTACTTCTTCTTCAGAAGTTACATTTGCGTTGTCAGTCATTTTACTCTCCTTCCTTTGTGCTTACTATAACAAGGTGGCTTATTCCAAGAACGTCTTCTATATAAGTGCTTGACCTGTAAGGTGGCATCAAAAGGTATTTCTTTTTTAGATTATGTAGAGGGCTGTCTGACTAGGACAGGTGGCTCTACGATTGATTAACTGGGGGCTATGCCATACCGAGGATTTTGAAGCATCATTGCTTTTTTAGTTTCTTCGTCTTGTAAAGAAATAGGTTCAAGCGGTTGCTTTCCTGTCATCTTTACTTCAGAAGAAGCAACAGCAATGTCAGCGTCTTCTTTATCGCTATCGGCTTTTTCAACATAGCCTCCAGTCTGTGCTAATTTGCGATCTGCATTCCCCTCTGCATCAGACATAAGTTGCTCTAATACATCAGGACCGATTTCCTCGGTTGCTTTTGCAGTTATCACAAATTCTCCATTCGACAACCTTGCAGGTATCGAATCGGAAACTTCGGATCCTGGACCTTCTACTGGACCAGAACCTGTAAATTCTCCTGCTGTTATCATAACCTTGTCAAATAGTTCACTTAGCCTATCATCGTCTTCTAAGGCTGATAACAAATATTGTTCATCTTCGGGAGTCAAAGATGTTTTAATTACGTAATCTAAGTATTTATCTTCCATTACTGGATCAGAATCTTGCATTGCTTCTATATCTTCAGGACTAGGTTCTGTAAGCAATTGGTCATCTGACATTATTTTTTCATCTGCTAAAACTTCTTCTTCTCCTGAATCCATCATAGAATCCATTTGAGAATCAATATCTCCTTCGACAAAATTACCTACAGCCTTACCCATACGTTCTTTGTCTTTCTTATATTGTGCTATGCCTTCTGTTGTATAGGCATATTTTTTTCCTTTAAGTTTTGGCATTATCCTCCCCTCTATTTAATGCTTCATTAACCTGTTCCTTCAATCGGAGCAATGTTTCCAGAGAATTGATCCTCCCCTGGGAGCGGAACATTTCCAGTTCCGATGTTGCCACCGCCAGTGCCTGTAGTTCCAAGTTCTTGCGGTCCACTAGGTATTCCTTCACCGCCTCCCATAGGACTCGGTTGTTGACCAATGGTAGCATCTTCTGGGCCAGTTTCTTGTTGAGCATTTTGCATTCCTATAATTTGTGCCATCATAGCCGCTTCCTCAGGATCATTAAGTATCTCATCAGGATCAAGATCCAAACTATAGGCAAGTTCACTAATTAATTTAGACATCTTAACAAACGGAGCAACAGCAGGATTTTGTACAGTTTGTAAGAACATAGTCAATCTTTGACTTCTTACTTCCTTCTGCATTAGGCTGTTAGTTCCCATTGCATTGATTTCTAAATCTCCCTCGATTCCTAACTTGCCTTCCATAAATTGCATATTCCATTGGAAAAATGCTTCCCCTAAAGGCTTTAATAAGAAATCATCTAAATTCTTTACGACAGTTTTAATGTTTAAACTTGCAGCTCCTAATAACATTGACATGCCTGAAGCAGTTCTTGTCATGCTTTGAACACCTGTTTGTCCATGTGAATATGATGGTATTCCTGTTTGTTCGTCTGCAAGTTGTCTAAACCTATCAAACATCATCATGTTTTCAGGTGCAGTATTAGGAAATTTTAAACCATGTACTGCTTGTCCGGGCATTCCTGCTTGTCTGCGAAATATCTTTCCGGGATATATTTCCATTGATTGTCCGCCTACAAGTGCTGATTCATCTACATCAAATACTAAAGATCCTGCAAGTGCTAGGTTATCTATAGCCATTCTTGCATGTCCGTTCATAATTTGTTGAGCGTCATCCATATTTTCAGCAACACCAATACCAAAGAAGTTATATGGGTTTCTTTCGTATGGGAATGCATGATATGGAATACGATGTGGAGTAAAAGGATTTATTACTGCTCTTAAAAGTTTACCATTACATACCCAAGCATTTACTTGAACTTCATCTAAAGAATCTATATCTTCAGGAACATCAACTCCAACTTCTCTGAGGTATTCTGCATCCATAATACCCCAATATTCTAAAACTTCATATTTATCTGCATTACTATCTGAATCATCTACATCGTCTTTTAATTGAGTATCATAATGTTCTTCTACATAATTTGCGCCCATCATTAAACATTCACGTATTGCATCCTTATCAAAGTAAGGCATTTTGCGCAAAGCACGTAATTGGCTTTTGTTTAATTTGTGCCTATGGAATACATACTCACACTCATCCATATTAGTTGCTGCAGGATCAGGAAAGAAATCCCAAACACTTACAAATTCTATTCTAGGTACTCTTACATCAACAGGAGCATATGTTCTTTCTCCATCTTCTCCTTCATCCCAACGACTTAAAGTTTTGTTAAAATTAAAAGGACCTTTAACAATTCCTGTTCCTAAGAGTGCTGATTCAAGAAGTGCGTTTCTTATTTCAGATGAACCACTAGACTCTTCTATTTGATCATGGATTAATTTTTCCATTCTTCTTGCAGCTTTTTGTGCAGGTTTAACTTCAGGTATTTCAGGAATAGGTGAAGGACCAGGGGCTAACTGATCTTTAACTTCTTCGTCTATAAACTTACCTGTTTCAAACGTTGCTCCTGCTCCTAAAACTTTACCATCTCCTTCATACCCTACAGAGAAAGGATCGTCTATTGGATCTTCTTCCATGGGTTCAGCAGTTGTTTCAATAGAAGGAGTAGGATTATTAGAATCTAAATGTGCAAAATCTAAAGCACCCTCAGGCATTTTAGTTTCTACTACACCTATAGGAAACTTCCCTGTGCCAAATACAACATCTATTAACTGCCCGAAAGCAGCAAGTACTTTAGTTTTTGTAATCTTTACAAAGACTTTAGACTTTTCAGACTCTCTAAATTTTAATTTTTTATCGTATAAACCACGATAATTTCTATAAGATGTCAACCATCTTTGTTCATTTAAAATTCTTGCTTTTTTTGCTTTGTCAAAGCGAGATATAATAGTACCTGATAAATTTAATTTTTGGTTTTCTTCTAGTACTAAGGCTTGACCTTGCTCCCCTTCAATCTCTTCAAAGAAAGGAGCATCTGCATTAAGTGTATTTAATATATCTTTTTCGGGCATGTTTTAATATCCAAAATCGGGATCGATTGGTTTATAGTTTGAATTTCTTTTTAGTTCTCTTATGCGCTGTAGAGGATCATTAATACGAGGTCTACTCATAATAAGATAGCGTAATGCATCATACGCATGATCGGATGCATTAGTGTCGACATCTTCAGGATTTGTTTTACTTAATGGTATACCTTGTAGTTCTCGAATCAAGTTAGGACAAGTGTTAAAAATTTGTAGTTTAGGTCGGCTCCCACTATTCTGAACTCTTAGATATTCGTGTACCTGAATTTTGCCTTGTATTCTATTTTTATCGGCTCTTCTGAGTTTATGTCCTAGCTGCTGTAAAGTCTCACCAACAGTAGGACCAGTTGTTCCAGTTCTAGCCCAAGCTGCTGTATCTAATACACCTTGGACAGAAAAAGGATCTTCTATCTCCATTTCAGTTATTATACGACCTAAATCAAGACCTGTCAAGTTTTTTCTATAGAGTTCTCTGTAAATTATTAAAGTTCCATCACTTCTATCTACTGCTCCCCACAAACAACAACTCTCTGAAGAGTACCCATAGTCAATCCCTTTTACTCGTTCCCAAACTATAGGAAGAGTAAAAGGTTCTATAACATGTATGCTAGGATCAAACTCAACAAAAGCAGCACCTTCTGCTACATCCCAATTACCTTCTAACAATTGTTTTCTTTGAATTGGAGGCAAGGCATTAAGCATTTCTTCATACCTGCCATCTTTTGCTAAGTAAGGATTATCGTCTAATTTAGCAGGAATAAATTTTCTTGTTAAGCCATCTTTTCCTTTAAAAGATTTATTATGTTCTGATGGTTCGATGTATCTTTTCTTTACCCAATGCGCACCCACACCTCCTGGGTTTGCTGTGCATCTAAGATAAGTTTCTATTTCAGGATCAGTCGTTCTAAGTCTTGAAGCAAGATAATTCCAACCAAACTCAGTAGGTAAATGTGTTATCTCATCAAATCCAATCCAACTATATGCTTGTCCTTGGTATCTGTATACGTCTGCATCTCTTTCCAAGAAACCAAATTCTATTTTTGCTCCGCTTGGAAAGTTCCAAAGTTTTTCTACTTCACGAAACTTACAGCCAGGGAAAGCCAAAGGATATAACTCACGAGACTTATCAATTAGTTCTCTAAGTTCAGGCATAGATCTACGAAGTATCAATGCTCTGTGTGCTTTTTTGTGAGCGTATCTTAGTGGATCAACTAACATCGCATAAGACTTGCCCCCTCCTGCTGCGCCTCCATAAAGAACATCTCTTTCAGGAGCAGCAAGAAAATCAGTTTGAGGACCTTCGTTAGCGTGAAAGACTACATTCTCAGTGGGCCTATCTTTTATTTCTTTTTGAACAGAAGGAGTAAGTTCTTTTATATCTGTATCTAAAACAACTTTATCTGCATTTGCGTTATCTAATTTATTTAAAACTTTCTTTTGTTTTTTTAGTTTTGCTTTATGTGCAGATATTTGATTTTTTAATTTGTTTATTTTTTGTTCTTTCTTTTTAACAGATTTCCTAGCACTCATTTTTGCTTTAGTTTTAGAGTGATAGTTATAAGTACTTTTAGAACCTTTAGGTCTTCCTCGCTTTTTAGGCTTCTTGGTTTCGTCTTTCTTCTCTTGTACCATATTTATTATCTATAATTTTTTTTAACCCTGCCGGGCTGATTCTTCTTCCTGTATGGTTTTCTAACCAATAACAGCCATCTCTTAGAGATATTTCTTCATTGACTACCATTTCTTCAACTGCTGTTAATGCATCTAATTCTTTTTGAACAGGCTGCATATAACGTGAATCATCTTTAGATAACTTATATCCAAAAGGAACTGTAGAACTTGTTCTTCTTTTTAATTGACTAAGTAAACTATCCATCAGTGTTTTTTCTTCTTATTAATTTTTTGAACTTTATCGTCTGTAAATTCTACAACTCTATCAGGCTCTCCTTGCAGTTGTTCTAAATCAACAACCTTTCCTGATGAATCAAACTTGTAAGTCATATAATCACTATGTACTTCACCACGAATCCATAGTACAGGACACACTTTTAACCATTCATAAAATATGTCAGGCATTTTATTTTCATCTCTAAACTGTTCTTCAAACGTATCACTTATAGCCATTGGCTTCTCCTAAGATATATATTTAACATTATGCAGTCTGCGCCTCATTCTCGAAATTCTTTTCTTTGTCAAGTTTCCTAAGTGTTCTACTATTTCTTTTTCTTTTTTAGGTAGTCCTTCCGTATAAGGAAGAAGTTTGTCAAAACAATATGCATACGTTTCAACTACACTTGCTTTTTTATTATTTAATATGTCTATGTAATTATGTATAGAAGACTGTTCTCCTAGTACTCCATATGTCAAAGCGTCTGAAGCATTTATTGCGTCTTCTTTAAATATAGGATCATCTCTATGATTCATATATCTAGGCATAAAAAGTTTTTTAATATTTGGTAATATGCCTTGGTCTTTAGCAGGAATCCGATGCCATTGTAAAGGGTTCATTATAAATAGTGAAAGATCAATCATTCCTTTATGCATATCTTTATCAATAAGTTTATAGTGTCTTGCTATTGTCGGATGGTCTGCATACACTGCTTGTCTGCTTAGACACATATCATAATTTTTTAATTTTTCTTTTTTAGGAAGATCTCTATCTTTTATATTTAATATTAAACCGCTTTTAACAACTAAAGTAATATCGTCTACATTATGCAAAGCAGATGCAATTTTACTTTTTCCACATGGAACAATCTTGTATTGAAACTCAGGCATATTCATTTCAATAGAGTTAACTGTTAAGGCTGTTAAGTTATTAACCTCTAGGATTAAGATCTTTTGGATTTTTTGGTTTGACATGCTTTATGTCTTTAAAGTAATTAAAAAAGTTATCTATTCGTTCTTGTGGATTATGTACTAAATAAGAAACAAGACCTGAGTATTCTGAAGATAAAAGACGTTTTAAATCTAAAGGGTTGGGTTTATTATTAATATCTCCTCTCCACAATGCAGTATATATAGGGGTATATGTTCTAGGACTGCAACCTCTTTTATCAAACAATCTTACTTCACTTCCTTGTGATAAACCTATTAATCCCATTTCAGAATTAGTACAACATCCTACGATCTCTGCTTGTTTTAATATTGAGTGGCCCGATAGTTTTTTATTTATTATTCTATCTTTAAACTTTTTCTTTAAGTCGGCAAATACATAGGCAGAAGTAAGAGGATGACATTTAAGGTATGCGCCTTTTTCTACTTCTTCTTGTACTTTCTTTGTATCTACTATATCATATAATATATTTGTACCAGGAAGAAAGATTACATATTTAGGTTTAAATTTTGTTCTTCGTAGTTTATATTTGTCTAGGCTTTTAATTGCTAGTTCTTTAAAAAGCATGTCTCCTTCTTCTGTCACTACTTCTTTTGCTGACTTTATCATTACTTCACAAGCATAATGAAACGAAGCAGGTTTCATATAAATAAACTTAGACATAGCATCTGTATAAACATAGCCATGTATTCTAGGATCATCGGGAAAATCGTACCAAATATCGTACTCAAGGTTAGTATTGTAGTTTCCTTTTTTAGGAAGAAGTTTGTGTACTTTGTTTAATTTTTCATTTTCATCGTTTCTAAGAACGCTACCCGATTTAAAGAAATGAGCAGTCTTATTATTTAAAACATCATTGTAGGCTAAAGTTTCAATCGCCATCTTCTAATTTCTCAAGTCTATCTTCAAATTCTTCTAAGCGCTCATCTACGTCTTTAAAATGATCTACAATAATATTTAAAGTTTCTTCTGTTCGCCTTCCTATAAGATTTATTTCTTTTTCAATTTGTTCTAACTTTGTAGCCATGTTATCTTTATGCCTCTTCGTTCAAGTTCTTTTATTACTTTGTGTTTCTTTTTAGGTTTAGCATTACTTGAATTTAAATAATCAAACAATTCTTTTTTAGGTGTGGCTTTTATGTAATGACGAATAACTTTAGTTACTCCTGTTCTTCTATCATAACTTTTTTCATTTGGTTTAAACTTTGTTGGCATTTTTATACTGCTTTTTTAACCATTCTTTATTTTTTTCTACATACTCTTCTTGATTATTATATGGCTTTTGCCCATGATGCCAACGTTCATAACAGTTTTCATCATACATATATCTACAATAACTTTCAAAAGAACTATGCCAATACCCATCAACCTTCATCTATTTCGACCTCTATAACATTAACTGGTTTTTCTACTTTAGCAGGAAGTATAAATACTCCGCCACCTACATTATGATTAACGTCAATACGCTCTTTTTTGGTGACACCTACACGATCTAATATTGTTTGCGCTGCTTGTAGTTTATTTGCTATTTGAGGAATAGGAGCATCAGTATTCATAATCTCTACTAACTTAAATGCGGCTTCAGGAGCGCTGTGAGCAAGAACATCCGTTGCGAGATCTACGATCTCATTCTTCAAAGACTTAACAACTTGGTAATGATTCCCACTATAACCTGCTAGTTCTGCAGCTCTTTTAGGATTACCGCCTGTTTCAACTAAACAATCCAAGAACTTCTGTTGCTTTTCAGTTAGTTGTCTATCTTTGTTTGTTTGTGGTAAGTATGTATTTCCCATGATGACTCTATTATAGGACTGGTTTACAAAGTTGTCAAGTAGTTTTATAAATAAATATTCCTTGACAAAAGTAAATCTGAAGTGTATAATAAAGTAACACTGCCCAGGGTTACATACCTATCCCCACCTACTTTATAACTTTAAAGTTAATCCCGCCAATACTGGTAAACATGTCAAACCTTTTCAAAATGTTCAATCACTTACTATATATAGGGGTAGTAGGGGTGGTCACCTGCATCCCCCCTCATCAGTTTACATTATTTTACAACTTTTGTCAACATTTATTTTTGACCTGGCCCTAGCAAATTTTTAAACCTTTGTCAAGTATTATTTTTTCCAGGCCCCTACCAAAATTTTAAAACTTTGTCAAGTCTTTTTAAAATTTTTTTTTCAACTACACTATTTTTTACAATTTGTCAAGTTTTAAAATTTTCCGGGACTAGCATAAATCTAGTAAACTGTCAAGATGTAAAATATTTTTCATATGTAAAGTAACTTTAAAACTTTGCAAACTTCACAAACTTCAAACACTTAACTATTATTTTATTTTACTTTTAAGAGTAAGATAATTGTCATATATGATTCCATCCCGGAATCGCTTGACAATGCTCTTAGAATGCCTTAGAATCCCTTTAATGCTTACAATTGCAGGATAGACAAGCAGAGCGTTCTTTAAAAATTAGTAAATGATTCACACATCAGTTATAAGATGTTGTATTTTCCTCTATTTCATAACCCTCAATTTAGAGGTGTAAATTATGGCTAAATCACTAGCAAGGAAAAATAAAACTTTTGATAGTTTTAATTCAACTCAAAAATCGGCTCTTCTAAGCAAAGTTAAAACATGCATAGACGGGATGAGAGATTCAGAGTTTGAAATCAATAAGCACAACAAAAGGATTAAAGGCACGACTGGATTTATAAATCAGTTATGGCAAATTCTTAGGACTAATGTAAGGATAACAACCTTGCCTCAAGTTGATATGATTCATGAATACATATGCACAACATATGGATGGACTATCAAACAACAAGGCAAAGGTAAGGCAACTGAAGGAACATCGAGTTCCAAAGAAGTCTCACAGTTTTTCTCAAACATTAGACGTGCATATAAAAGAGAATCGGACAATGGGTTAGTTCCAGATTGTAGATTTAAAATGACTACAATGAAAAACGTTGAAAAAGATAAATTTGTCAATGTTACAGACTACCCGGAATTTGACCTCTTTAAAGAATGTCTTACTTATCAAGACATGATAAAAGCCCTTAATGAGTCAGTAGTCAATAATAGGTCAGTAGAATTCACAGCAATTCAAAATGATTCTAAATTGATTAACACTCATGCAAGGAAATTAGAGAGAGAAGGCAATGAAAAAGCGCTGTTAGCACTTCAAAAAGATTATGAAAATCTTAAAAGAAAGCATAACATCGTCAACCCGGCGCCAAAAAAATCCAAAACAAAAACTTAATCGGTTATTGAGATAGAGGATTATACGACATTTTATAACTGATGTTTGTTTTTTTACTTTTAAAAGTAAAATAATAATGTCAGTAAGGTAAACATTTTAACATTTAATCTAAGGAGGGCCATATGTCCATATCGTTAAAAGATTTACCATATAAAACGCAGTCTGAGAGGAAGGCAACTGATGCTCTAATACAGACTCTGAGAGATCATTTAGATCCATCAACTAGAGTCAGTAAGGTAAGAGCGAGAGGTCAGAGAAAGAAGTGGGCTTTAAAGGATGGAAGAAATCCGAGAGCCTACGACCAGGATCTGCCTATAAAGTATGCTGAAAGAGTGACTGTTTATATGGAAACTAAACCTAAAGTCAGAAAGGTCAATCACCATTACAATATGTTGATGGGATATAAAAGATCAATATGGGCTTTACAATCACTCGTTAATGAGTTAGAGTATTCAATCGAGAAACTGAGAGGTAAATGATATGATATATTCTGATTACATTGCACACTACATACAAACTGAATTGAAAAAAGATCCTAAAGGGATTGTCAGTGAGGTCGGGTATGTAGATTCAAGCGAGTCTAACTGGGTTACTGGCCCGTTCAAAAAGAAAGTGTCAGTGACTGATAAATATAACACTAAGTATATTGTGACTGTCCAAGAGGTCAGATATACTACACCAACAGGAAGGACAATAACTTATGATACCTAAGATTAGTTATACTAAGAAAATGCCTGGGCCTAGTTGGTCAGTAAGAGCATGGGAAAGATGTCCTGCTAAAGTTGATCTAAAGACAAAGGAAGTAGATGATGCTTGTAAGACTTGTTATGCTCGGTTCGGTAACTACAGGTTTAAGAATGTAGTAGCGGCTAGAGTCCATAATGAGAAAGCATGGAAGGAAGATACCTTTGTACCATTCATGGTCAGTATGTTAGATTCTCATAGGTATTTCAGATGGTTCGATAGTGGTGATATGTATGATGTCAGACTGGCTGAAAAAATATATGAGATATGTAAGCAGACGGAATGGTGTAAGCATTGGATACCTACTAGGATGTATAAGATTCCTAAGTTTAAAGATGTAATAGACAGGCTGAACAAATTACCTAATGTGGTAGTCAGGTTTTCAAGTCCTAGTATAGAAGGTGAGATAATTCCTGGTAAGTATTCGTCTACTATTATACCCTTTACAGATACAAAGACAGATGCTACCATATGTTATGCGTATGAAAGAGATGGTAAGTGCGGTGATTGTAGGGCATGTTGGTCGAAAGATGAGAAGGTCATCGCATATGTAGGACATGGACAAGTAATGAAGAGTGTCCTAAGGAAGAAAGGTTTAATTAACAATTAGAGGTAAAAAAGAATGAGTGATTCCACTATATTTTTTGATCTGACAGAGCAGGATATTGTTGATGTGGTCAATAGTGTTTGGACCTTGAAGGATCGTGAGGACTTGAAGGATGATTGCATAGATTATGTATGTGAGAATCTTGAAAGCAATGGTGAAGATCGTTATGCTGTGGCAGACAGAACGATAAAAGACATAATAATTAAATTCTTATCCTGTCATTGTGGACATGCAATGTCTACTAAAGACCTACTTAATATGTGGGAAGAACAGACAAGACTTAGAAGAGTGATGAAGAATACATGTGTGTGTGGTGTAGTGAACTGTCCTGAAGAATACCAACACACTACAAGCGGATACTAAGGGCCAGGAGATAGTTGCCTAAGAAACTATCAGTTAGTGAGGAGCGTATCATGAAAGTATATGATGTTCGGAATGAGCCTAACACTCAGAACCATACAAGTAAGGTCTACGCTTTTGGAAACTTTCAAGTTAAAGTTAACAAAAGAGTAAGAGATTACAACTGGTTCAATGTGATAAGAGGTGGTCGGAACTACATCACTACTAAACCTAAATCGTGGACAAGACAGACAGGTTTTGGTAGAGTGGTAGAGTTCGGTAAACTTGCTTTGACTTTTAAAAGAGTCTAAATAAAAACACTTGCTAGTGTTACGTAGGGTTAGTTAGCCCTTGATCTAAAAACAAGATCTAAATGTAGCGGTGGTCGGAAGGAAAAAGAATTTAATAAGCATAGGTAATAAAGGTATGACAATCAACAACTTACAAAAAGATATAGATAAGGCAGTTGAAGACTTTGATACTATTTTAGAAGACAATAACTTTGGAAATTGGAACGATCCTGTACCCTTGAATCCTAAAGACGATGTCGAAGTGGAACAAAGTGAAGAAGAAACAAAGCCTCTTGACTTTAATATTTAAAAAGTGTATAATCTTATATATATATAAAGGTAATAAGTATGAGTAGTAAAAGTAATATAATAAAACTTAAAAGTAAAAATATATATACTGTAGAATATATAGACTGGAAAAGTTTTAGTGTAGATATAAAAGCAGAAAGTGAGGAAGAAGCAGAACTCATTGTTCTTGCCAACAAGTTTAACTGGAACAACAAAGAACCTAAGAAAAGAATCTTTGGTGTTTCATCAATCAACAAGAAGGAGTGAACTATGCATACTGTTTTAGACTTGTTTAGCGGTATCGGTGGGTTTAGCCTGGGCTTAGAAAGGACAGGTGGTTTTAAAACTGTTGCTTTCTGTGAGATGGATGAACACTGCCACAAAGTACTAAGAAAACACTGGAAAGATGTACCAATTTTTAATGATGTGAGGGAACTAAGTTATGAAAAACTCAAACAAGAAGGAATCGCCAAGCCAACTGTCATTACTGGAGGATTTCCCTGCCAAGATATATCCGTTGCAGGAAAAAGGAAAGGAATCGTTGGAGAAAGATCAGGTCTTTGGTCGGAGTTTGCGAGGCTCATCGAAGATGTACAGCCGAAGTGGGCGATTATTGAAAATGTATCAGCCCTTAGATCTAAAGGACTTACCTTGGTCTTACAAGATCTCAGCGAGATCGGGTACGATGCGGAGTGGCATTGCATTCCCTGTAGTGCAATTGGTGGGCTACACAGAAGAGATCGCATATGGATCATCGCAAGACCTATGGAGGACACCTGACGCTCATTGTGATAGAGGCGCTGTGTCTGAAGAGAGGATGCAGAAGAAACTAGATGAGAACTTACCGATTAGTTTGAATGATCAGGTCGCACACCGAGATATGTGGGCTACACCTAACACGTTAGACCACTTGCCTCCAAGATCTAAGGAAGCAATGGAGAGGAACTTTGCAGGACCTCGTAAGGGTAGGACTAAGCCAAGCAACTTGAGAGAACAGGTTCATCCTGACATGTGGCCCACACCTACAACACAAGATGCAGGTAAGGCTACTAAGAGATGGAGAGAGGACAGGCAGAACAATTTAACTGCCGCTGTGTTTAATCCTGATCACTGGCCCACACCTAGTTCAAGAGATTATAAAGGTGGTTACTTAGGTGGTCGTATCAGGAATGGTAAGCCAAGTATGGACACTTTAGATGTTGCAGTACAGTACACTGACAACCAAGAGAAAGATAAAAAGAAAGGTCAACTAAATCCTGAGTGGGTTGAATGGTTGATGGGTTATCCAGTAGATTATACATTAGTTGAGGACTAGATATGAAAGAGCCAAAGCAGGTAGTAATTAGATCAGACTTAGAAAGATTTGCGCATTATGCAAAGAAGGTATGGGAGCATGAGCCTGAAGGTGTTCCAAGAGTTTCGTATGGGATTCCGGGAAGAATTCAAAGGCTCAAGCAGTTAGGTAACAGTGTTGTTCCTCAGATACCTCAGTTTATAGGTAACTGTATTTTAGATTATGAAAGTTTTAAGAGAGATAAATCTTGACAAGATTAAAATCTGTCCTTAAAATATTACATACGAAATAATAAAAGAAACTTTACTGAGTGATGTCAAATAAGCACACACGCACCTCACAACCCTAACCCAGGAGGCTTAAAGACATCTTGTTTCTATGGCAAGTAAGCAGTGGTAGGCTTACGCTCCTAAACTACCACACCTTCTTTTATATTTCACAAAAAAACATTTGACTTATGGTTCGGATTTTGGTATAATCCGCCTATGAGTTTGAATTATAATGTAAGTAAGTAATGGAGGAAGTATGGCTATACTAAAAAATGTAGTCGTTCATTGGGCTTCTCTTAGAGAACCTAATAGAACATTTGAACCTCATACTTATCAGATCACTGCGATTGTGGATAAGAAACAAGCCGCAGAGTTTGAAAGTAGGGGCCATAAGATTAAAGAAATAGATGAGCAACCTGCTCTTTTCTTTAAGCAGTATGACAAGCGACCTGACGGATCTTTGAATCCGCCTATTCGTGTAGTCGATGCAAACAAGAATCCTTTTGATCAACCGATTGGAAATGGTTCTGTTTGTAACATTCAATTTGATGAAAGAACTTTTGAAAATAAGTTCGGTACATTCCATTGGAATCTATTGAAAGCAGTTCAAGTTCTCAATCATGTTGAGTACAACCAAGGCGGAGCAGTCGATGAGTTTGAGATCGAAGGCGATGCCGATGACATCGAATTTTAGTAGGGGAAGTTCATATGGTTGATGATCAACGAATTGAAGATGAACTTTCTATTGATACTAAAATGGAAGGTGTCCCTAGAATCTTTAGAAGTGACCTGGACAATGATTTTTTGCGAGGAATATTCGACAGCATAATAAGAGTGCGGTCAGAGAAACAACAACTCGATTTACGAAGACTTGATGCGGTCATTCTCGAAAGAGGAAGGATAGATACTCTTGTTAATGCTCTTAGATCTCAAGAAGTAATAGACAAAGGAGACAAAGAGAACAAACAAGATTGATGGTAATATGGTGGTGCTAGTAGGTTAGACTGAACAAGTCTTTCTTCGTATCTTCTAGCACTACTTTATTTTACTTTTAAAAGTAAGATAATTTTAGGAGCAAACATGAATACAGAATTTGTAGAATTTCACAAGCCTTGTCCTTCATGTAACAGTAGTGATGCTTGTTCTATAAACAATGACGGATCAGCAAAGTGCTTTAGTTGTGATGAGTTCTTTCCTGATTATGAAAAAGCAATGGGTGCAGACATGGAAAACGTTACAAAATTAAAAGTTAAGGATGACACGATAGCGTTGGAAGTTCCTAAGAATGGAATTTTTACACGCATAGACCATAGAAACATATCTGAAAAGACTGCGAGAAAGTATGGTGTTAAGATCATACATAAATACACCTCGGATGGTAAGCCTAAGGTAGGTGAACAGGTCTTTCCTTATTACACAGAGAATAAACTGATAGCCACAAAGGTTAAGTATGAGACTCCTCCAGGTACTAAGAAGGACTTTAGAGTTACAGGAGAACTCTCAGAAAGTGGACTGTTTGGAGAGCAGTTATTCAGGAGCGGTGGTAAGTACCTCACAATTGTAGAGGGAGAATACGATGCTCTAGCTGCATATGAAATGCTTGGATCTAAGTGGCCCGTAGTAAGTATTAAGACAGGGGCTACAGGAGCAGTCAGAGATATAAAGAATAGTCTTGAGTTTGTAGAAAGTTATGACACAGTTGTTATCTGTTTCGACAGAGACAAAGCAGGACAAGAAGCGGCTAAGAAAGTTGCGAGACTTTTAACACCTAACAAAGCAAAGATAATGCGCATACCTAATGGGTTTAAAGACTCTAATGATATGCTTATGGAAGGTGCTAAGAATGCTTACAACCAAGCATGGTGGGATGCTAAGACATATACACCTTCAGGTGTTATCAATGTCTCTGATTATAAGTTAAAGTTTTTAAATAGGGAAAAGAAGGACAGTGTTCCTTATCCTTATGCAGGACTTAACAATAAGTTATATGGACTACGTGCAGGTGAGTTGGTTACTTTCTGTGGTGGTACAGGATTAGGTAAGTCAAGTGTTACTAGAGAACTAGAGCATTGGCTTATCAAACAGACAGAAGATAATGTAGGTATCATTGCATTGGAAGAAGATCCTAACAGGACTATCAGTGGTATCTTATCTATAGAGGCTAATGCTAGATTATATATTGAGCAAGAACTTGAAAGGTTTACCAACGATGAAATAAATAAATACTTTGACATTCTCTATAATGGTGACAATGAGAATCGTGTGTGGATTCATGCACACTTCGGTACGAATTCAATAGAAGATATATTTTCTAAGTTAAGGTACATGATCGTAGGTTGTGGGTGTAAGTGGATTGTAGTGGACCACCTACACATGTTAGTCTCTGCTACTACAGATGGTGATGAGCGAAGGGCCATTGATTCTATCATGACAAAACTTAGATCAATCTGTGAAGAGACAGGAGCAGGAATGATACTTGTCTCACACCTAAGAAGGATAGATGGTAACAAAGGACACGAGAATGGAATACAAGTAAGTCTCAGCCACTTGAGAGGTTCGCAATCTATCGCACAGTTATCCGATTCTGTCATAGCCTTAGAGCGTAACCAACAGTCTGATGATCCTGATGAGTCTAATACTACTGTATTAAGAGTGCTTAAATCTAGGTACACAGGAGATGTAGGTTTAGCAGGAAGATTGCTATACGATAGAGAGACTGGTAGATTAAACGAGATTCCTTTGGCGGATTATGAAGACACTAATGATGACATAGAGTTCGATGACTATGCGTAGCCTTGTGTTTGACATAGAGACTGACGATTTAAACGCTACTAAGTTGTGGTGTATGGTCGCTCAAGATTCTGAATCAGGTGAAATTTTTAAGTTTGCTCCTCAACAACTTGATTCAGGTCTTGAGTTACTTTCTAGGGCTGATAAACTAATTGGACATAATATTATAGGTTTTGATATTCCTGTTATAAAACAATTAACAGGTGTAGATTTATCAGATAAACATATAATAGATACTTTGGTATTGTCCAGGTTATTCAGCCCTAACAGAGAAGGCGGACACAGTTTAGAAATGTGGGGCCATAGATTAAGATTCCCTAAGATAGAATTTGAAGAGTTTGAAACGTACTCACCTCAGATGTTAAAGTATTGTGAGCAAGACGTAAGACTTAACAAACTTTTATTAGAAAGACTTAGACAAGAAGCAAGAGGATTTTCAGCAGAGTCTATTAGGCTTGAACATGAGATAGCACCTATATTGAAGCAACAAGAATCAGATGGGTTTGCTTTTGATATGAATAAAGCAGAGACTCTCTTATCAAAACTTTATAAGCGTATGGCAGAGGTTGAGCAAGAAGTACATGAGACTTTTAAACCTAAGATTATGCGAGAAGAAATCATCCCTCAATATACTAAGCAAGGAAAACTTTCTAAACTTGGTTTAAATATAGACACTAGAAAGAAAGTACATTTATCTGTAGAAGAACAGATGAAGTTTGCTGAAGGAGAAGAGACTATATTAAGGACACATAAAGAGCCTTTTAATTTAGGATCTCGTAAGCAGATAGGAGAATACTTACAAGACTTTGGTTGGAAACCTAAGAAGCGTACTCCTACAGGTCAGCCTGTGGTTGATGAAAAGATATTGAGTAGGATAAAAGATATTCCTGAAGCAAAACTAATAGCAGAATACTTACTGTTACAGAAAAGGATAGCACAGATTGAATCCTGGGTAGAGGCAGTTGAGGATGATGATAGAGTACATGGTTTTGTCATCCCTAATGGTGCTATTACAGGGCGCATGGCACATAGAGCGCCTAACATGGCACAAGTTCCTTCACTTAAAAGCCCTTATGGGAAAGAGTGTAGAGAATGTTGGACTGTATCTAAAGGACACAAACTTGTAGGTATTGATGCCTCAGGATTAGAACTAAGAATGTTGGCTCATTACATGGATGATGAGGAATTTACAGGAGAAATAATTCATGGCGATATTCACACAAGAAATCAAAAAATTGCAGGACTTCAATCAAGAAATCAGGCAAAAAATTTCATATATGCAATGCTCTACAATGCAGGAAACAAAAAACTTGGAGAGTTGGTTGGCGGAAGCGAAGAAGATGGTAAAAGAATTAGAGAACGTTTCTTTGCTAGTCAGCCAACATTTAAGACTCTTCGAGATAGAGTATGCAAAGCAGCAACGAAAGGGTTCCTCAGAGGATTAGATGGTAGAAAGGTACATATAAGGAGCGCACACACCGCTTTGAACACGTTACTACAAGGTGGTGGTGCTATCGTTATGAAGAGAGCCTTAGTTCTTTTAGACAGAGAAGCAAAGAAAAGAAAATTAGATTACAAATTTGTTGCTAATGTACATGACGAGTGGCAAGTTGAAGTTAAACAAGAACATGCTGAATACTTTGGTAAGTTAGGGATTCAAGCACTGAAAGAGGCAGGTGAGTATTATAAAATGCGCTGTCCTCTTGATGGTGAATATCAAATTGGAGGTGATTGGAGTGAGACACACTAATCAGTTAGCACTTTTTATGCAAGACAAACCTAAAAACAATACAACTTATAGGAAGAATGTTTTCTTTGAGGATGGACAATGGTGGTATCAAAGCGAACACCAAAAAAGCATAGGCTTTAGACAGACATTAGATTCTCATATCAGAAAGAATGCTAAAAAAATGTATGTCAATGGTAAGTATATACCTGTATCACATCCTCTACATAAACCAGGGAATTATAAATCCTTTGAAGATGCCGCTTTTTCTAGTTTAGAAAAGTATGAATCTTCTACAGAAGGAGAAGTTTATATTATAACAAACCCTGCTTGGAAAGGATGGATAAAGATAGGCATGGCTGTCGATGCTGAAGATCGTTGTAAACAATACCAAACTTCTAGCCCAATGAGAGATTTTAAATTAGAATATAAAAGACCTTTTAATGATAGACGTGGTGCTGAATCACAAGCACATAAACTGTGTGCTAATGAAACAAAAGAAGTACATGGTGAGTGGTTTAAGTTAAATGTTTCTGTTGGAAAAAAGATCATAGACAATATAGAGAATAAACAATGAAAAAATTAGACACGTTAGTTCAGGACATATACGCTAAACTAGATACTCTTACAGAAGGGAAGTCATTAAATGTTTCACAAGAAACAGCAGATGCTTTTGGTGAAGCAATGAAACAAGCATTACTTAACTGGTCAAGTGAGCATCCTGTAGATAAGCCTACTTTAAGAATGTCTAATGTTGGTAAACCTAACAGACAACTTTGGTATGATATGAAATCAGAAAATAAGACAGCGAACTTTTCAGCGCCTGTACAAATAAAGTTTTTATATGGACATATCCTTGAAGAAGTTGTCTTGTTTTTGGCTAGACTTGCAGGACATAAAGTAGAAGATGAACAAAAAGAAGTTACTGTGTCCGGGATAAAAGGACATATGGATTGCAAGATTGATGGTGAAGTTATAGATATTAAGACTGCATCAGGCTTTGCTTTTAAAAAGTTTAAAGATGGTACACTTCCTGACAATGATCCTTTTGGTTATATGGCACAGATAGCAGGGTATGAAGAAGCAGAAGGAACTAAACATGGTGGCTTTCTTACGCTTAATAAAGAGAACGGAGAACTTGCTTTGTTCAGACCTGAAGAACTTGATAAGCCTAACATAAAGGACAGAATAAAGTTATTAAAGAAACAAATAAAATCTGACACTCCGCCTGACAGGTGTTACGATCCTATTCCTGATGGCTCTTCAGGTAATATGAAACTTCCTAGACAATGTGTATACTGTAGACATAAGTTTGTTTGTCACTCAGATGCAAACAAAGGAAAAGGATTACGAGTCTTTAAGTATTCTAAAAAGTATGAGTACTTAACAGATGTTCAGAAACTACCTAGAGTACAAGAAGTGACAGAATAATGAATGGTAAAAAAGCAAAGAGACTTCGTAAGAGAGCCAAGGAACTTCTTGTAGAATGGTTGTATTCTATTATACCTGAAGACCAAGCAACAGAAGAAATAACTACAGCAAATATAGAACAATATTTGTCTAAGCAAACACACGTATATTTACAGCGTAAGTTTTTGTTGAGTGCTTTTAGTGTTCGTTGGATGTATAAGAGAGTAAAAAGAAATCCAAGTTTAACATTGGAACAATTAAATAAAGATTTAGAAAAAGAAAATACTAAGGTAAATGTATGGAATTGACACCACTAGAAAAAATAGAGGGTGCTTCTTTAGATGATCTTCTTATAGCAGTAGGTTCTATTCTTTTTGAAGGCACATCAATAAACGAATTTGACATAGAATTATTATACCATTTAAAAGTTTTAATAGAACAAGAAATTAAGACAAGGAAAACACACTGATGCCAAAAAGAAAACCAAGAAAACGTAGACCAATTGAAAAAGGATTACCTAAAGGTTACGATTCTAAGTGGGAGTATGACCTACATAAAGAAGAACTACAAAATTGGGAACACCATAAAGGTATCATTGAGTATTCAATCCCACATAAATATCATCCTGATTTTATTCGTATCTTAGAAGATAAAGTAATATACTTAGAAGCAAAAGGAAGATTTTGGGATTATGCTGAGTATAATAAATATAGATGGGTTAAGGAAGTGTTGCCCGATGATTGTGAATTAGTATTCTTATTCTCTAATCCTTCTGCACCTATGCCCGGAGCAAAAAGAAGAAGAGATGGAACTAAAAGAAGTCATGCTGAATGGGCTGAATCTTCAGGATTTAAATGGTATAGCAGAGAAAGTCTGCCTGATAAATGGAGAGAGTAATGGACAAAGCAATGGAATACGCACATAAAGTAATGGAAAAAGAAATAGAAGAAGACGCAGTTAATCATCCTCCTCATTACAACAATGGCAAGATAGAATGCATTGAAGCAATTGAAGCAATGCTAACACACGAAGAATTTGTTGGTTATCTAAGAGGCAACTCGTTAAAGTATCGTTGGAGATTTAGATACAAAAATGGGATACAGGATTTAGATAAAGCAACATGGTATGAATCAAAACTAAAAAAAGTATTATTAAACAAGGAGCAAAATGAACAAGGAAGTTAGTCTACCAACTCAGTACCAAGAGTTTATTCATCTTAGCAGGTACGCAAGATGGAACGAAGAATTAGGAAGAAGAGAAACCTGGCAAGAGACAGTTGCTAGGTACTTCGACTTTATGCAAGAACATTTAAAATGGAATCACAAAACAGATATTTCTTCTGTTCGACCATTATTAGAAAGTGCTGTCCTTAACTTAGATATTATGCCAAGCATGAGAGCATTAATGTCAGCAGGTAAAGCATTAGCAAGAGACAATGTTGCAGGTTTTAATTGTAGTTATGTTGCTGTTGATCATCCAAGGGCCTTTGATGAAACACTTTACATCCTTATGTGCGGTACAGGTGTTGGCTTTAGTGTTGAGCGACAGTACATAAATAAACTTCCTGATCTACCTGAGAATTTATATAAAACAGACACAGTTATAAAAGTTGCTGACTCAAAGATTGGATGGGCTAAAGCGTATAAAGAATTACTTTCTTTACTTTACTCAGGACAAATACCTGAATGGGACCTTAGTAATGTTCGACCACAAGGAGCAAGACTTAAAACTTTTGGTGGTCGTGCTAGTGGTCCTGCCCCTTTAGATGATCTTATGCACTTTACAGTTAACATATTTACAGATGCTATTTCTAAAGGACAAAATAAATTAGTCTCAATTGACTGTCATGATTTGATGTGTAAGATCGCAGAAGTTGTTGTGGTGGGTGGTGTTAGACGTAGCGCTTTGATCTCACTCAGCAACCTCTCAGATGAGCGTATGCGAAATGCTAAGTCAGGTTCCTGGTGGGAACAAAATCAACACAGAGCATTGTCTAATAATTCCGTAGCCTACACAGATTCAGCAGAGATGGGAGCATTCATGAAAGAGTGGTTATCTTTATACGAATCTAAAAGCGGTGAGCGTGGTATCTTTAATCGTCAAGCGGCTGAAGAACAAGCTGCTAAGAATGGTAGACGAGAAGAGTACAAAGACTTCGGATGTAATCCTTGTAGTGAAATCATATTAAGAAATAAACAGTTCTGTAATCTAACAGAAGTTGTTGTTAGACCTGATGACACTTGGAAGAAACTTGAAAACAAAGTTAAGTTAGCAACAATTCTTGGCACGTTTCAAGCAACGTTAACAGACTTTAGATACTTGACAAAATCTTGGAAAGATAACACAGAAGAAGAAGCATTGCTTGGTGTATCTCTTACTGGTATCATGGACAATTTAAAAATGATTTCAGGATCTACTCTTCCCGGAAACTTAAACAAACTTAAAGAAACTGCTGTTGATACTAACAAATCCTGGGCTAAGAAACTAAAGATTAAACAATCTACAGCAATTACTTGTGTCAAACCTAGTGGAACTGTTAGTCAATTAGTAGATAGCGCTAGTGGTATTCATACAAGACATAGTGAATATTATATAAGGACAGTAAGAGCAGACAAGAAAGATCCATTAGCACAGTTAATGGTAGACCAAGGAGTATATCATGAAGATGATATTACTAAGCCCGACCATACTCTTGTCTTTTATTTTCCAGTCAAGTCTCCAAAAAATTCTATAACAAGATTAGATCTTAGTGCAATAGAGCATTTAGAAATTTGGAAAACTTATCAAGATAATTGGTGTGAACACAAACCATCAGCCACAATTTCTGTAAGAGAAACCGAATGGTTAAAGGTTGGCGCATGGGTATGGGATAACTTTGATCGTATATCAGGTGTTTCGTTCTTGCCTTATGCAGATCACTCTTATCAACAAGCACCTTATCAAGAGATAACCGCAAAAGAATATAAACAATGGTTAAAGAAAACTACAGACACTGTAGATTGGACATTGCTTTCTGAATATGAAAAAGAAGACATGACTGAAAACACTAAAGAACTTGCATGTACAGCAGGGGCCTGTGAAATCTTATGAGAAGTAAAAAGAAAGAAGCAGTTCTATTATCTTTTAAAGTTGTATTAGATACTAAAGGAGTTCTTTGGACTGAAGTTGGAGGACTTCCAAATAAAGAAGTAAGAAACTGTTTTAAAAATAAAGAAGATGCTTATATGATAGACAAGTTAATTTCAGAAGGGAAAATAAAACTTAATGGACTTAATAAATATTTATCAGATGAACTTACAGCGATAACTTATGCAGATTGACTTTAGTGATTTAATCCATCCCTTGTCTGTTGACGAATTCATGACTGAATATAAAGACAGACAGCCTCTTATTGTTAAAGCAAATGATTTGCGAAGAGACATAATGAGCCAAATAATAACATGGGAAAAGTTTTCTGATTACATACATAATGATAGAGCAGTATCAGGATTTCAAATTATAACTCCTAAAGGTAAACTATGCATGGAAAAGAATAATGCATTTAAAGGAAGGAAACCTAGTTGGTCAAAGATAGATTACTTTGATAAGAAATATGCGCATGATCTGTGGAACCAGGGATGTAGTATTATTCTTACTAAGGCATCTTTAATAAGTCCTGCCATGTCTGCATTATCAGGCGCTGTTGAAAGACAATTTGAAGGTAGTGCAGCTGACGCACATCTGTATTGTTCGCCAATTAAGAATGCTTTAACATTTCCTTGCCATCGAGATACTGACAATAACTTTTTAGTACATGCTATAGGAAAAGTGAGATGGAAAGTTTATGATGTTTTTGCAGGAAAAGAGTCTTATGCTAACTTAACATTGAAGCATGAAGAAAAAATGAAATTAAAATACGATGAAGTATTAACAGTTGGAGATTTATTATATATCCCTACTGGACTTTATCATAAAGCAATTCCTCAAGGAGCAAGAGTATCTGTCTCTATTCCTTTAGGAGAAGGAAATAAAAAAAGATTAGATCGGAGATATTATGATTTCACCCCCTAAGAAAAGTGACGATGCTAAAATCGTAGACATACTAGGATACTTTTGGTCTTTACCTATTGAAGATCAAAAGCAAATCTTAGATATTTTAAATAAAGGAATGCAGGACAGACAAAAGGAAAATAAAAAATGAAAATTTTTATAGGTTATGACTCATATTATCCTGAAGTTTACGAAGTTTGTAAACGTTCTATTCAAGACATGTCTGTTGAAGAACATGAGATTATTCCTTTAGTAAAGAAAGATTTAATAGACAGAGAGTTGTATTACAGAGAGCCACAAGGAGAATCTACTGAGTTTGCCTTTACTCGTTTCCTTGTTCCTCACCTTTGTAACTTTGAAGGTCACGCTTTATTTTGTGATGTAGATTTTCTTTGGAAATGTGATCCTATAGAAATTGCTGATTATGTAAGCGTGTGTTGTAATGCTGAAGAACATTCAATACATGTAGTAAAACACCCACAATTAGTTACTCGCCCTCATGGTAAAATGATGGACAAAACCAACAGACCTTACGATAAAAAATATTGGTCAAGTCTTATGTATTTTAATAATGAAAAATGTAAAAGATTAAATATAGATTATGTCAGCACAACAGAAGCAGGAAACTTACATGGTTTTAAATGGCTAGATAGCGATGATCAAATAGGGGAACTTCCTGTTGCATATAATATGTTAGTTGGATATTACAACTTTAAAGACTTACCTTATACTAGACTACCTAAAGCAATTCACTTTACAGATGGTGGGCCATGGTTACATCAATACCGAGATGTGGATTACGCAAAAGAATGGATACGGACAAGAAACAAAATAAAATAAGTTTTCTTAAACATAGAAAGTTTCAAGAAGATAAACACTTTAATGCTATATCTGAAAAAGATTTAAGCCCATTAGATTCTATACTTACTGTAGAAATAAATACTACAGAACTGTGCAATCGTACTTGTGTGTTCTGTCCTCGACACGATCCAAAAGTATTTCCAAATAGAAATCTACACATGACAACTAAAGGCGCAGAACATATTGCGAAAGAATTAGGAAAGAATAATTATAAAGGAAAAATTTCTTTTAGTGGCTTTGGAGAAAACTTTCTTAATCCTAAATTTGACAGGATTGTTTTTAGGTTTAGATTATATGTGCCTAATGCTACTCTTGAATGCAATACTAACGGAGATAAACTAACTAAAGAATATGCAAAGAAGTTGTTTGATGCAGGATTAGATTTGTTATATATAAATCTATATGATGGTATAGAACAGATGGAATACTTTGATGATATAATGCAGTCTGCTATGATTCCTTCGTCTAAATATAAATATCGTATGCATTACAACGAAGAAGACTATGGTTTATTTTTAAATAATCGTGGTGGAAATATTGATTGGATAGGAATAGATGAGTCCGATGTCAAGTCTTTATATGGGAAAGTTTGTTACTATCCTTTTTATAAAATGTTTGTAGACTGGAATGGGGATGTCTTATTTTGTTCTAATGATTGGGGAAGAGAACATATTATAGGAAACCTACAACAACAGACATTAGAAGAAGTATGGTTTAGTAAGCCCATGAAAAAAATTAGAAATAAATTAGCCAGGGGAAACAGGTCGCATTCACCTTGTAATAAATGCAGTGTAAACGGAACGTTGTTTGGTGAAAGATCTTTTAAATTATTGACAGGTGATAGATGAAAAAAGAAGTATTACCGATGTATATAACAGGAAGATATGGTCTTGCAGTTTATCTAGGAGAATATTTTAATGCTATAACAAACCCTAGTGCAAGAGCCTATGGTGGTTTTGGTGATGGTACAAAAACTGCCGAAGAAATGCTTTTAGATAGTGGTCGTAATGTACATGGAGAACTTTGGGGATGTGCTTCGACTTGTGATATTTTAATTAATTGTGAACACGATGGGTTTAATCAAATAAAATTGTTCGATGCTTTCTTTAATTATTGGAAATATAAACCTGAGAAACATATTATAAATATATCTTCAAGAGCCGCACAGCCTAACATTTCTAAAGGTTATCTCTATGCATCACAAAAGGCAGCTCTTAACCATTACACAAATAATGTAGTTTATAATTCTGATAAGGCTTGTAAGGTTACTACACTTAACTTGGGTTTAATGAAACACAAAACACTTCCTAGTATTTCTTACGAAGATGTAGCCGAAACGATTAAATGGATACTATATCATAAGCAAGAGATACCTGAGATAACATTACAACACCCTGCTAATTATCAAGAAATTCAAAATGAAAAAAAACTTAATAAACTTAACAGAGAATAAAGACGTTATATTAGTAGGCAACTCAGTTGAAATATTACATTATAACAACGGGCCACTTATTGATTCTTACGATACTGTTGTTAGATTTGGTAAAGGTTTTCCAACCCCTTCTATAGAACATGCGATAGGAAAACGTACAGATATTTGGCAGACTGGAATACTACGAAGGCATATGGTTAATAAGTTTCCTGATGCTCAAGTCAGCCTCTTTAATAGAAGTAGAATTTATTTAGATAAAGAAATATTAAAAGAAAAACTTCCTAACTATACAACTATTAATATGTATACGGATGTTGAACTATATAAAATATATGAAGAGTTTGGATTCACAGATCCTGGTAAGTATTCACCTAGACCTTCACAAGGTTTTATCGCCTTACTTTTTTTCACAAGAAAAATACCTACTTATAAAAGCCTTACCCTAATAGGCTTTGATTTTTTTGCTAAAAGATATGAGGATAAAGTAGGATCAGGCAGACCTTACAGTTGGCACAAGCCTCTTTTAGAAACCCCTAAAGAAAGAGATAATCCTCATTTAGTTTCTACAGAAAGAAACCATGCTCTTCAATTAGAAAAAGAAGGCAAGATTAAATGGATTAAACTATCTGACTTTAAAGAAGAAGACTTATCTATTCCTTCTTTTGCCCAGGATATAAACAGGCACAGCCACAATTAATTTGCTAGTGGATTATCACTCTTAATTTTTTCTTCAAGATTATCTAACTCTGATTTTAAAACTGCAATGTCTCCTCGCAGTCCTGAAACATCTATAGTTTCATGTGTGTGAGTTTTTAATACTGCAACATCTTGTTCAATTGTTCCTATATCAGGAATATCTAAAGCCTTTAATTGCTCATCAATGGCTACCATTCTTTTGTCTAATTCTGCCATTCTGTCTGCCATTCCATCTACAGCAGTTATGTAATCATTCGTTGCACTTTCTATATTATCGATCCTGTTAATTGTTTGAGCGCCTTCATAGCCGAAACCTGCTAATGTTCCTGCTACTGTAACTCCTGCAATTATTTGTCCAAGTCTATTATTTAACCATTCCATGATTTCCTCCGTCTAAGTTTGGTTGTAAGTTTCTCATTTGTGTTAATGTGTTTATTGATGCAGAAGCCAAGCCATAAAAACCTACAGTATTGTCAGGTAAAACTGCATTAGCATACATTGTTTTTGGCTCATACCATGTAGGCTGTGGAGGCATTGACGCATTTCTATACGCATCAAAACCTTCCACATAGCCCATGTATGCAATCAATTGAGAAGAGTCTGCATACTCTCCTGTTTCTGATTGTTGCTCCTCCATTTCCTGTTGCTGTTGTTTTATATTTTGAGCAACAGTTGTAACCTCTTGTTTAGATTCTACTGTTGTAGTTGTTTCTCCCATATCTGTATTGGTTGCAACAGTTGTTTCTATTGTAGCAGTAGTTGTAGAAGTACCTGCTACTGTTGTTGTTTCTGTATTTGTTTCTGTGGCTGTATTTTCATTGGTTGTTTCTGTTGTGCTTGTTGTAGTGGCAACGGAAGCACTTGAAAAATTCTGACTACTTGTTCCTGTATTTATGTTTGAAGACATTGTAAGTACTTGCTGTGTCTGTGCAGCAGAGGCGCTGATCTGTGCTGATATTGAAGGGGAACTTGAAAAACTTACAGATCCTCCTGTTGATGAAGCAACTGTAGCCTGTGTACTTGCAGTATTAGATGTTCCTCCTGATGCCACTGTATTACCAGTAGAATGAACAGAATTACCTGCGGTTGTTCCGCTCATACTATTTACAGCTGCCAGTACTGTTCCTTTTACAACTTGTAATTGTTTTTCTAATTTATTTTCTTTTTCAGTTTCTTCTTCTATTTCTTCTTCAATAATTTCTTCTATATCTTCTTCTCTTTCTTCTTCTAATTCTTCTTCAGGTTCTTCTTCTGACATTTCTTCTTCAAACCATTCATCTAATTCTTCAATACTTTCAAATTCTAAAACTTCTTCTATCTGTTCTTCGCTTATCTCTTCCATTATAAGCATTCTTTCGGCTTCTTGAATTAAAGGCTCATTTACTTGTACTAAATAATCTACGTCATATTCTTCAAAGTCTGTCAAGAACTCTACAAATTCTTCTTCTGTTATTGGAAGTTCTTCTATAATTTCAGGAAGTTCTTCTTCTATAATGTATACTAAGTCATCAAAAGGAAGATGTTCTTCAGGCGGATCTAACCATATAAGTTCTTCAGGAATATCATCTATGACTATAGGAAGAAAAGGATCATCTACATGTTCTTGTGAATAAAACTCTTCGTAGTATTCTTCTACATAAAATTCTTCAGAAAAATATTCAGAAGGATCTTCATAATAATATTCTTCTTCTATGTAGCCATAGTCATATTCTTCTTCAGCATATCCATAATCAAATTCTTCTTGTTGTACAAAGTAAGCAACAGATTGTTGAGTTGTATAGCCTGGACAAAAAGGTGCGTACTGAGGATCAAGATCACATTGCTGATCATCATATGCTTCCCAATATCCTGTACATAGATTACTGTATAAAGGATTTAATGTGCATTGCTGAACTAAATAAGCCGCTTCATAACCTGCACATTCAGTACTGCTTAAAGGATTAACAGAACAAGCATCATTGTATGTAAGAGATTTGTTTTCTAATAGAGTATTAAAACTACTATTGTTCCAGTCTTGGTTAACACACGTACTTAAATTTGTTGTGCCTGTATTACATTCATCAAAGAATAAATACTGTTTATAATTGTTAGAATCTCCTTGTATTCCTATAACAACATCGTGGGTTTTTATATCTAATGCACCATATCTAAATTCTATTTTAGAATTTTGCTCATATAAAAACATTTCAAAAGTGTTATCAGAATTGCTTCTATTATATTCTCTTAAATCATACCATCCTACTACAAAATAATCTTCAAAAGACTTGGAAAGTATTTTAGATTGGTTATCTCTTATAAGATCAGTCCAAAAAGGATAGATGGTATAATTCGTGTCAGGTAAGGGATCAGGAGTATAGTCATTGCAATACGCTGTGGTGAAAGAAAAACAACCATTAGTTGATATATATCCTTTGTCATATGTTTGATCAAAAAATTCAAAATCAAATCCTATGTCGACCAAGCCTGATCGACCATCATCACTTATATTATATTGAGTTGTACCTGTTTGATTTCTCAGGTCGAGAATACTGGCTGTTCCTGTAGTCCAATCAGTTGCACTTAAATTAAAAGATAATAAAAGAGTTCCTAATAGTAGACTAAGTTTGGTTTTTAAATTCTCTAACACACGTTAGCCTTGATTTTTTTACCTTAGTTTTTTCGGCTCTGCATCTTTTAACATATCTGTCTTTAGCCTCTTGGTAGTCAGGTCTATCTTCAGGGTTCTGTCTCCATGCAGTTTTTGCTTCTTCCCCTATCTTACCTTCGTAAGGGCATGGAGTACCTGCCATATGCATTGCTTTAAAAACTCTAGGATCCTGGCACAATACTCCAACTGCCGCTATTTTCATACCAGTATCATAAAGATATTTAGAAAGTTTTAAACGTTCACAATTCTCATCTCTTACTGCTTTACCGCCTGAAAGACCAAACACTTGTCCTTGAAACGCACCACTTACACCTGTAGTACAAAGGTCTTGGCTGTAACTCATAATAGAAGGAGCAATCGCAGAAGCAGGTGGCGCTTTTTGCGTGATATTCTGATTGATAGTCTGTTCAGACTTGCTCTCATTTATGTTCCGATTGGTGTTGTCAGAAGTACTAGTATTGACGTTATTATTATTGTTTGTATTTTCCGAAGTAACGTTTGACTCGGATGTATTTTTATTTATATTTGTATTTTGATTCGTGTTGTTGCTAGTACTAGTATTGACGTTATTATTATTGTTTGTATTATTTGATGTTGTATTATTATTGTTTGTGTTAGTCGAATTTACTGTACTAGATACAGTTGAATTAGTTGTATTATTATTGGTATTAACACTAGTAGATGAACTAACGTTGTTATTGTTGTTTGTGTTGGTCTGCGTACCAGTTGTCGTAACAGTGTTGACATTGTTATTATTGTTTGTATTTGTTGCTGTTGAATTGTTAGTGTTTACGTTAGTTGCTGTTGACGTGCTTGTATTTACATTTGTCGTTGAACTAGTGTTATTATTAGTATTGACATTTGTGTTACTGTTTGTTGCTGTCGTTGTTGTTGTGTTGACATTTGTATTACTATTGGTGTTAACATTTGTATTACTGTTGGTGTTAACATTTGTATTACTGTTTGTTGTAGTTGTAGTATTTGTTGTATTTAATGAGTTAGCCTCACAATATTCTGTACCTGCTGTACATGTTCCTGTTTGAGTATCTGCCTTTACAGGAGTACCCAAGAAAAGAGCAGAGAGAAACAATGCTCCTAATAAAATTTTTTGTTTCATCATCTGCCCTCCTCTAAGCAAAGTTGAAATTAACTTAATAAATCAAAATGTATAAGAACATCAAATAGTAAATAAGCAAATAAAAGCCTAAACATAAAACGATACCTAACGACATCGGCTGTTAAAGTTGCGAGGTCTTCTTTATTTATATGAACCCATTTTCTATAGTTGTCTTGTTCCATTTTATTCACTATTTAATTTTAATTTTGATTGGTTTCTTTTCTTCAGGAATTTCTTTTTTAAGAAAGATATTTAACATTCCGTCTTTAAAGTTAGCACCTTCAACTACTATATCTTCTGATAAAGTAAATTGTCTTTTAAAAGAACGTTGTGCTATGCCTTTATGCAGTATCTTATTCTCTTCAATAACATCATTAACAATCTCTTTTGAAGAATCATAAGAAATTGTTAGCGTGTTTTCTTGGAGTTCTATATTAAGATCTTTCTTTGCTATTCCTGCAAGAGCAATTTCAATTACGAAATTATCTCCGTCTTGTAGCACATTGTATGGCGGATAACTTGGCAAACTTTTAGAACCTTGAGACATCTGAGAGATGCTGTCAAAAAGATTGTCAAATCCTACAAACAATGATGAAAATATGGGATCTCTAAAATCTACCATACCATAAAAGTCATTTTTTCTGACCATGATTTTCTCCTTATTATAAGCAAGATTAATATTAAAAATATACTCATTAAGAATATATTCAGTTAATGCCTCTCAGACCTCGTAATGAGCGTTCTAAGAGGACTTTATTAATTAGATAAAGATTATCCCTTTAATCTAAATAATTTTGTTAAATCGTAAAGTTTATCTTTAACTTTTTCGTAGTACATTTTGCCTTTTGCAACAATGTCACGCATCATGTTTGGCTCACAATGCCACATGATAATCATTAGTATAATAATTAAACTTAATACAACAGTCATTTATTTTTTTCCGCCTTTACCACGTCTAGGAATATAAGGTGATATACCTTCCCAAACTTTAGTAGCGGCTTTCTTTGCTTCACTACGTTTCTTTAGCATTACATATGCAAAGACAACAATAACAATAGCAATAATAGCATTTTCCATTATTTATCCTCTTTCTTATTACTTGCACCAAAGTAAAATGACACGACAGCACTTGCCAGTCCGCCAAGATAACCTAGTACTAAGTTGATTAATGCCTCACTATTTTGCTCAGGAGGCTGTAGCGTTACTAGGAAGATATATCCTAAGAATCCACCTAGTACAGCAATACCCATAATGCGTGGTGTCCAGTCTCTACCAAACATCTTACGTGCATCTTGTTTATCTGCTGTTTCTAGCGCAAAAATATCAACATCAAGTTCTTTCATTTGCGCTTCAAAACTTAACTCTGCTTTTTTAACTTCTGCTAATTGTTCAGGTGTTGCAGTCTGCATAGCCTTTTCAATTTCTTTTGGTTTTGTTCCACACCCTAATACACTTGCAATTACATTAGCAGCTTGACCACCTAACGGGCCACCTAGCGCAGAGCCAAGAGTAGGAGCAACTGCACCCACTATATTTTTAATCATATTAAATTTCATTTAGTGCCTCTTCTAATTGGTTCTCTTCAATTTCCTCATACATTAAACGAAAATGTTCTAAACTCATAAAGGATAAATCTTGTCTAATTTGATGCCTTCTATAAATTTCGTATGCATTTCTAAGTTGTTCTTCTGTATATAATATCATATTATAGTCCGTATTTCTAGGCTGTCAATCTTTTTTGAATTTTATTTCTAAGTGTGTGTCCGCCTAAATATTTTTGTCTTCTTTGTTGTAGAATATTTACAAAGCCTCCTTGATTCCATTTAAACACAGTGCCTGTTCCTTTTTCTTCTACGTTTTTAACTGCTGTATCAGTAAATTCGATAGTAAAATAACCCTCATCAGGCTGATAAAACTCTGGGTTAAATAATTCATCTTCTGGATCAAAATGTTTTCTTGTTACATTTGCACCCATTCTGTTTGCAATTTTTCTAGCAATCCTTGGAATTTTTACATCATATAATAAGCCTTGAAATTTTCCATCCCCATAAACTCTTTTTTCTTTCAAAGGCATTGAGTGATTTACATCAGGCTCTAACGATTTAATATGATTTAAAAAATCTTTCATTTCTTTAAATCCTAAGTCTTCTTGAATTTGAGAAAACAACTCAGCAGTTTTTCTTGTTAGATACCTTGATGAATTACCTTGTTCTTTAAACGCTTCTAAGGCATCTACTATTTCTATATAATCAAAAGCCTGTCCTGTAGATATTTTTTCAAGACTATTAGGAACATATGCTTCTCCTGTAACAGAATCTCTTGCCATTATAGTAAAATCTTTAGCAGAATAATTCTGTTCTACTAATGCTTTTTTTGCTTCAGGAGGTGTTCTTCTAATAATAAACTCGTCTGTCATAAAGTAATCTTTACCCCACCTAGCAGCAATATTAGAGCCTCTATTAAATACTACATATTGTTGTCCCTCATTTAAAGCCATTTCTATTGCTGTTTGTATTCCTTTGGCTATCCATTCATCGTTTGAAAAAGGAAGATAAGCATATTTTGCACCTGCCGAATTATCTCCTTCAAGAATGTCTGTATATTGTAGTTGTTTCTGTACTATTTTATTTGTCTTTGAAGATATTTTTTTCTTAAATCCACCTACAGTTTCTATGCCAAGACTTGTCAAGTTTTCTACAATATTATCAAATCTTCCTGACGCTCTTTTATGTGCATTCATTGGGCTAGATGTTTCATCTTTTATCCATTCTTCAAAAATTTCATCACCATCGTAATCAACAATTTCACCCGAACCCCTTTGTTCTGCTTCAAACCATCCATCTAAGTCTTCTCCCTTTATAGGCTTTGTCCATCTGTTGAGTTGATTCCATTCTTGTGCAGCAATTTCTTTAAGTGCTTTTTCTAAAGGCATAGAATCATTAATATTAAACGCATCAAGTAAAAAACCAAGCCTGTGATATTGGTTTATTTCAGGCATAAGTCTTTTAGCAAAAGTTTCGTCATCTGATGTTATATATGGGCCAGTGGGATTCACTCCTGGTTTGACTCGCTCATTATAAACTAAACCATAACGTAAATATATATATTTTTCCCATTTTGACCAACCTGAATCTGACTCATGCATCCAAGGCGCTCTTGAAAAACTAGACCATTCTTCACTAACCTCTCCACCTATAGGCATGATTTCTTTTATGCCTTCCATTACTTCTTTTTCTACAGTATCTAACTCTCTTATGTCTCGTTGTGTAAGAACTCCTACTGTCTCTGCCTTCTGCCAAAAATCACTTTGAAGTTCATCTACAAATTTAGCATGAGCCATTTCGTATTCCATGCCCTTTTGTCTTCCAGTTATTAAATATCTATCATTAGTTAGTATATGATATAAATAAGGACTGTCCTCTTGTAATATTTCAGTATAATGGTTAGGAGGAATCATTCCTTTTAAACTTTGAGGATTGTCTATAGTTACTATAGTTTCTGCATAATTTGATCCTCCTGGTGTCATCTCATTTTTATGAATTATTTCAAACCCTCCACTGCCTTGAAAACCATACTCTTCAGGATACCATTCTCGTACATATTGTCTTAGTTGTACTTCTGCCTCTTGAAGATTAACATCCTCTATATATTCTACAACAGCATTCCTAGATCCAAATTCAGCATACTCTTCAGGTCCTGAATAGCCAGTTTTATTTTCATCTACTAGAGAAAAGCCTCTTTCTTGATTACCAAAAAGATAAACGTTGTCTAACGTTTTTTGTGCTTCTATTAAACTTTCTTCATGAGCAGCATCCATTGCATCTTGAGTATTCTGTAAATTATACCTATAGTTTGGATTTTGAGCATATCTAATTCTTGATATATTATCAATAACTAGTTCTCCATAAGGATCATTTATATCATGCATGTAATCTTTATATACTTTTTCATAAAACTCTATTGGAATATCATCTATTTTAAATCCTGCTCCTTTTCCTCCAGGACTTCCTTGTAACAAATTAAAAATTTCACTTATTCCTTCCATAGATTCATTTAGCATTTCTTGTTGACCGCCCAACTGCATCATGGCTTCTTGATGATCACCGCTTTGGGCCGTTCCTCTGTTTAGAAGTTTAAGGTTTTCTTGAGAATCTGCTATTAATCTATCTATTGTTGCAGCCTTCGTCCCTATTTCGTCAATGTATTGTTCAGAATTAAATTCCTTTGGAAGGTTTATCTCTTGTATATATTCTAAAATACCTTTTTTATTTTTAACATAGAAAAGATCTATAAGAAAATTTTTGGAATCTAGGCTCAGATTAAAGTTTTCAGCGACCTCACCTTGTATTCCTTTTTTTACACCTGACCTTTCTACCCTCTCTCTAAGATTAATTACAGTATCTATTATATCTTCACTATCTATTATACTATAATCTGTTCCATCAATAGGATCTACTATCTGTGGTCTTGTTGGACGTTGTGAAGGATCAAACCCTTCTACGTCAGCAAAGACAGGTTCTTCAAATGCCTTGGTTTCTTTAAGAGAAGTCATTTTTAATTGGGGTTGGTTTTCTTTAATCAAATCTAACATTTCATATTTATCCATGTTAGATACATCCGTTTCTTTATTATAAAATATATTATCTATCCATTCTTTTTCTGTTTTACTTACAGCCTGTTTTCTTTTAGGACTGTATACATAATCTATTAATGCTTGACCTTTTAAATTTTCAGGTGCGCCTTCTAAAGTAGTCGCTGCTTTCATAGTTAATCCTTCTATATGCTTTACTCTGTCGTCTTCAATAAAACCTTTTCTTTTTTCTGAAAGTATTCTTTTTGTTTCTAAATCACTTAGCGTACCGCCATGTATTTCATCCATATCCGCAGTATCTAAAAAGTCTGTTTCTTTCTGTCTTTTTAATAGGTTTTTTAATATAGGATTAACAACAACACCTGCTCCTGCAAAACCAAGCCTTTCCATTTCTTGTTCATAAGGCATTCCTGTATATTTATTAATCATTTCTGAAGGTTCTATTTTTACATTAGAAACAGGAAAAGTATCAGAGATTTTACCCCCTTCAAATTTTTTCAGCCTGTCACTTGCTTTTCCTCTTATGGCTCTCATAGCCTTTTCCATATTTAAACTAGGCGCTCTTCCGTCATCTATTACAGGAAGTTTTCTAAATTGATCTTCATAAGCAACTAGTATTCTTAAAAATTGTTGAGGTGTTGTGTGTTCAAACTTTAATTCTTGTACAATTCTTTCTTTCATTTTATCTGAAATACCTAAAGGAACATACATATTACTATTTAAAGAAGCCCTTTCTTCTTCTGTTATTCTTCCTGTATCTTCCATATACATTTCTAAAATATCATTTACTTTACCAATAGGCATTCCTGATTTAAATTCATCTCTATATAAATTTATAGCGCCTTGATGAGCCAAGGAAAGAGTCTGATAATTAAAGTAATTATTTTTTTCTGCTTTTAAATATGCTTCAAGAAACTTTAATTCAGTCGTATCTTTATTAATATTCTTTCCTATTTGTCTTTTAAACTCTTTATTGTTTGATGTATATCTTGAAAGTTTTGACACCAAAGAATTTTCTACATATTGTGGAGTTACTTTCTTCCATCTCAAGCCTGTAAAGTTTGCTATGAGTTCTGCTGTAGGATCAAGTTCTTGCCCTGAAGCAAGTACAGGATCGTCTGAGAAAGATTTAAATAATTTATCTAATTGTGGTGCAGCGCCCGGAACAAAAGATTTCATAACATGATAAATAGCCATTTGACTATTGTTAATTGATTTTTCTGCTAAGTCTCCTCCTTCAGAACTATCCCAACCATCAATCTTATCTCCGTGTTCAGTACTTCCTGCCATTGCTTTTCTTACATCTGTAATGGCTTCTGTTAATAATGCTTCACTTGCAAAAGGTTCTAAAAATCTACTTATTCCTTCATAGGCTGCATTACCTATTATCTCTTGCATTTCTTTTTCAGTTTTATTTCCGTCTGCAAGTTCCATTGCAGCAACTCTTATTGGCTCTTTTATAGTATCATAAGGATCTACATAACTAAAATTATTAACATACAAAACACCTTCAGAATCTCTATAGTATAAACGTTTTGTATATTTAGCATAGTCTGCTTCTAATAGATGTCTAATTGCATCGTCTGTGTTATCGTCTGTTCCTGACATCATTTGTGTAGCACCACCTAACATTTCTGATCCCAGTCCTGCTGAAACAGTCATCCCTGCCATTCGTTGATAACCTCTTCGTCTTATTACAGGATTATCAGACATTATTTCTTTTGCCCCAATATGTAGAGCATGATAACTAGTTCTTACCATTTCAGCAGGGAAAGAAAAGAAATTACCTAAAGGAAGTTTTCTTAGCCATTTAATTCCTGGAGGAACTAAGTCATAGTTAGGAATAGTCATTCTTACTTTAAATGCTGCTTCAGCGTCAATGGCTGCTTGACTATAATTAGGGCCATATGCTGATCTTAAAGTTTTAATTTCTTTTTCAAAAGCAGCAATTTTAAATAAGTCATCTTCTGCAATGTACAGTTTTTGTACTTGTTGAGGTATTTTAGAAAGTTTAGAATCTGTTAATCTGCTTGTTACTCCTTCAATACCAAACTGTTCAGCATCATTTATAAGCGCTCTATAGTCTCCAACTTTTGCACTTGTATTAACAATACCAAGACTATGGTATCTTTCATACCTAGCAATTTTTTCTGCATCATTTTCTTTTACTAGAAATTTAAAAGCGTCTACATTTTCTTCAGAAAAAGGATTCATTCCATTTGCTAACATAAACATAGCACCGCCCATAGTATTTCTTAAATGAGTAATGTGATTAAACACTGTTTTAGAGGCTTGAGCATATCCTTTGCCTTGTAAATAATATCCGTAGGCTTTCATCATATTACTTTTCCAACGAGGCTGTTCTCTAAATATTCTATGTACACCTTTAGTAGTCCATTTTCCAGTCAATGCTCCCATTTTAGGATCAGTAATTTGTTTCATTCCGGGCTGTCTTGTACTATGAAAATATATTCCTTTTCCTAATTCCCAAGCATTTGTCATAAACCTGTCTGTTTCTATAGCATCTGAAAGTTTTGTTAAAGATGTAAATACATTTCCTCTAACATCATCTGTTCTTCCAAGTAACTGTTGTACTTCTTTAGGAAAATCTTTTCTTGCTTTCATTGATCCTGTTAATCTTCCATGTATTTTTTCTACATATTGAAAAACATTTTCAGCTGCTTCTTTATCTCCTACAATGCCTTCAACTGTTGCTTTAGCATTTTTTGATATAGCCTCATCTACAGGAGTACGCACTCCGTCTAATTCAATAACATTTTTACCTTGGTATTTTGTTATTTCAAATTTTTGACCATCAAGAGTTAAGAATCTTTTATTTAAATCTTTATCCACACTAATATTTTTTCTTATTTCTTTTTCAAAATAAGTTTGTGCTTCTAGTATGTGTTCTAAAGGAGGCTTATATCCTGTGCTGTATTTTAACCACGATCTTCTAAGGTACTTTCCTAAGTTGCTACCAATAACTTCTTTTACTTCATCAGGAACATACTCACTTTGCATATATAGTTTACTTAACTCGTCTTGTTGATTACGAATTGCGAGTGCGTCTTTTTGTAAACTTTTAGGAAGATCTTTAAGTTCTACTTTATAAGGTGCAAAATCAGGATCTAAATAATAATTTAATTGTGTAATTAATTCTTCTTTTCTTAGTTCTTTTCTTTTTGCCAAATCTCTCGAAATAAAATCAGGTTCTATTACATCTAAGTAAGGAGTTCCTATCCAAGGAGCATCATCTCCTTTCATTCTAGCAACTAAACTGTCAATACTTTTTTCAAGATTTACTACATGTCGTTCTGCGTTGCTTTGCCATGCTCTTTTTACTCTGTTAGTTTCTTGTATTAAGTCAAATAGTTTTGGAGTATAGTTTCCTCTTGACCTAAATATTTGTCCTCCTACCCATTGATAAGCATTTCTTTTCATTACATTATTCCAAGCACCCCAATCTTCTTTACCAAGACCTGCCATTTGCCAACCATGTCTTAACTCTTCAGGATCTTCAACAAACTTTTTAGGATCAGGCTTTCCTTTTTCTTTTTCTGCTCCAAACAAATCCATTTGTTTTTGTTCATCAGGAGTCTTTGCCAGTTGTTTTTCACCATACACAGTTTTAGCACTTACATGTGTGTTATATTCTGCAAGTAATTCAGGGTTTTCTTTTATTGATTCTCTGAAACCACGTAGTCTTTTCATTACTGCATCTTTTGCAGGTTTTAATCCTTTCTCCCATCCTGGCTGAATCGTTGTTTTATAAACTCCAAGTCCTAATAAATTTAATAAAGAACCTTCTACTAAGACACCTACTCTTGCTTCAAGTTGTGGCGAATCTTCTTGTGCAGCTAGGTATTGCATAAGATCATTTTTTTGTTCTTCGTCTGCGTATGCTCCTATCATATTAAATAGGCGGTCTTCTCTATATATATCCCAACCTGTTTGTTCTCCTAAAAGTGCAGCCACATTTCCTTTCATCCATTTATAAGCCCTTTTTCCTTTCTCTGACTTAATCATTTTTTTACCTACATCAGGAAGAGCCTTGTACCATCCTGCTATATTTGCTGCAAGAGAAGATACATCAGAAATCATTTCTCCTCCCCAATAAGTAGGCTTTTTTAATCTTAAAGAACGAATACCATCTCGCATATAAGTTTCTACATTTTCTTCACCAAACAAAACTTTTCCCATTTCAATATTCATATCACTAAATATTTGTTTAGGAAGATAATCGTCTACACCTTTTTTCCCTTTGCTTATTTGTTCTCTTATGTATGGTGATAACTCTTCATAATCTGAACTAGAAACCATCTCGCTATACAAATCCATACTACTTGTACTTGGACCATCTCTCATAAGTCTATTGTTTGAGTTACCTGCTGTATTAAAAACATGATCACCAACTCTGCGAGGATTGTCAAGTTGTGAAATATCTTCTTCTGCATCGTATCTTCTAAAACTTGTTGCAGCAAGTAAGTCTTTTATTGATTCTTTATCGTAACCATTTTCTCTTAATGTCAGTTCTAATTGTCCTGTATTCATAGCAAGAGCAATAGCATCATATCCCATTTGTAATTGTTCTTCAGATATTTCTTCAAACACTCTGCCATCTTTTGTTACAGGAGAATATTGATCTTTACCAAGTAAAAGACCAATAAAAGTATCTTCTTTTTGATTAAAATTTTGACCTTTTTCGTCAAACAAATCATTTTGTACTATGCCTAAACGATTTAATACAGAAGAAGCAACCAAGGCTCGACCAATCTTTCCTTCTCCTTCTGCTTCAGCCACGACAAGACGAGCCAACATTTCTTCATCAGAAATTTGCCTGTCGTCAAATACAATGGTTTTTTCTTTGGATAGGGCTACCTTAGGAATAAAGGTTCCATCTTTCTGTGATTTTGAAAGAAAAGGCGCTGTTGTATAAGCAGAAGCAAGAACCATATAAGGATCTACAGTCTTCCAATTGGGAACAAACAAATCTATCATGCTGTTAGAAAAATTAGCGGCAGCAGGACCAAGTGTTCTTGCGGTATTATCCCAAAAACCTACTTTTTCTTTTTGAACTACACTTTCTTTAGGAGCAGAAAGTTCTATATCTTGTACCAACTCATTTACAAATTCTTCATCTTGAGATGAGGCAGTTTCTAAACCTAAAAATTTTTTGTAGCCATTTAAATCTCCATGTTCTTTATCTATATCATTTTTGTATTGAGAATAATATTGATCTACAAGATCATGATCATTTATATCTTTAAGTTGAGGATACTTTTTTTTGTATTCTTGTATGTTTGTCAACAAAGAATCAGTCATATTTTAAAACCTTTTAATTTAGTTTTTTGGTAAATTTCCGGGATACACAACAGATTGAGGAAGGTTCTGTTTTCCTTCAATAATAGACTCTACAAACTGTTCTCTAGTCATATCAGATGCAATGCCTAATAGTTCTAGTTCTCCAACACTATTATAAATATTCCATAAACTAGTATAATATTCTTCTGATTCTCTTTTGTCAGTAAAATCCCATGTTTTCTTTTTCGCTAACTCGGCAGCTCTATCAAAAAGATAGTCTTGTACTTTTGCTTGATAACTATTGTCTTCTTCTTTTCGTTGTAAAAAATCAGCGTTTGCTGCAGTTTCAGTCCATAACTCTTCTAGTACTTGAGCATTTTTAGTTTCTGACTCATTCCAAGCAGTGTAAAATGCTTCTTGTCCTTCAGGAGTAAAGACAGTTGATACTGCTTCAAACATGTCAACTGTAAAAGTAATAGGAAGTTTTCCTTTTCCAACTGGAGTAATTTCAGGTGTATCATCAACAGAACCATCTGCATATTCTATACGCTTTCTATAACTTTGCATTGTTACTTTTTGTCCAGTTTCTTGATCTATCTTGTCAAAATATTCAATATTACTAAAAGTTGTTTTTACTATTTTTTTGTCGGTCTTTGCAATTTTTGTAGCAAGTTCTTGATCTCCTGATCCACCATCTTCTAAAGCAACTTGTAAAGCAGCTTTAAAAGATCTCATGTCATCAAAAACTTTTCCTTCTAAGTTTTCTAACGTAATTTCTTTTCCTTTTTGATCTGCTACATCATTGCCTAAAATACGACTTCCTACTCTTTTAAGTTTTTGCCATCCATACTGTGCTATGTTTTGAGGAACGTCATAGTCTTTTTCTATCCTTGCTTTTAAATCTTCCATAGTAAGACCTGAAATACCTCTTGCAGATTCAACAAGATTCATCCATTCTATTTTTTCCATTTCTGCATTTTTTTTAGCCTGTTCCATGATCCACGCAGAAGCAGTTCCCATAGTACTCTTTCCTTGTCTTTCAAATGCTGTTGCAAGTTTATTATATTCTTGATCATAAAAATGTTCATCATAAGATTTTCCTGAATCTACAATGGCTTGGTTTTGTTGTATAACACTTTTAGAATTATCTAATACAGTCTGCATATTTCCATATGTTGTTGTATTTGAATTATGAAAATCATTTACTACACCATCTAAAAGCCAACCACCTACTTCTCCTATAATCATCGCTTTTGTTAATTTGTCTTCTCTATCTTCTTTACGTTTCATTAATTCTTCTGAACGTTTTACTTGTCTATCTAAAAGAGCGACACCAAAAGATGATGATGTGCCAGGACCAGATCCTTGTACTCCGCTATAACTATTATTTCCGTTTGCCATTTTATCCTCTACCTAATAAACTATTACTTTCTTCTGATGGTTTTGGTTTTGCCATCAAACTAACTTCTTCAGGTACTTCAAAAGTTTCTATTTTTTGTGCCAATTCAGCAGGAATACTAGCGTCTGTAATATTTCCTGAAGCCTTTTTTTGTACCGCTTCTTCAAGACTATTAAGATCATTAGCAGATTTTGAAAGCATTTCTTCTGCATCTTCTTCTTCAAAGTCTTGATCCTCTCCTCTATATATAGTATATTGAACACCTGCTTTTTCGCAAAGAGCCATAATCATATACATTAAAGGTTCAACAAGAATAAGAACCATATCAGGATTCCATTTACCTTCTGTAAATCCTACATACAATAATTGCTGTACAATATCTGAAATAGGTACACCATCATTGACAGAACTTACTATACTTATATATGTATCTTCTTGTAAAAGACCTTGTAGTATATAATCTAATGCTTCTTGCATATCCGTAAATTCAGGCGGGCCTTCAAAAGGTTGTGGATTTTCAGGATCATTCATTAATGATTCACCAGGAATAGGTCTTTGCATTCTTCCTAATGCTTCTAATCCTGCTTCTTCGTACTGTACGTTTTGTTCAATTGCCATATATTACTCCTATCCTAAAAATGTATTGCTAGGCACGTAGTTTCTAGTCATTCTAGGCGCTGCTTGTTCAGAGATAACTCCTGGCTCTACCCAAAAAGGTGTATACCTCTGATTTAAATACGCATGAAAATCTTCAAATCCGCTAAAGACTTGTGCTGACTGAGCATCCATATGAGAACCTCCATATCCGTATCCTTCTGACCTTACATCATTGTTAGTTCCTGTTGGACCAATAATACTTTCTAATTGAACTCCGTCTGAAGTATAGTATTGACCTACTGTTCCTCCATAAATAGTAGTAAATTCAGGATCTTCTCTTACACCTGCTGCTTCTAAAAGTTCATTTTTTACAAATTCACCAGGAACTTCTTTTCCTTTCTCTAAAATTTGTTCTTTTTGGTCTTCATAAATTTCTAATGCTTTATCTTTAAGAGATTTTTCTTCTGTAACAACTGTTTCGGTGTCTACTTCTTCTCGAGGTATATTGTCCGTTGCGTCAGGAGTTTGTGCTGTTTCTTCTGTAACATTTTCATTTTCTACTGTGCCTGTAGTTACTTCTGTAGTTTCAGGATAAGCCTTTTTCCATGCATCAGATTCTAATAAACTTTTAGGTTTAAAATCGGCAGCTTTAAAGGCTTCTTGTACTTCAGGAGTCATTTGATCATACCAAAGTTTTTCTCCGTCTTTCATAACAAAGGATTGTCCTTCCAATGTTCCTTTCCATCCATCTGAAAGCCATCTACTTGTATCATCTTTTAAAGTGTTGAATCCTGAAAAAGGATCAGCAAAATCTGTTAAGCCAACTTTGTTTCCTATCCATTTTAAAGATCCTGTGATTGCTTCAGTAACTCCTTTATAAACAGTACCTGCTGCTTTTCCTGCATGATAAATACCTCTCATTACATGACCAAATGCTTTACCTGCAACATTACTTCCTGCTGCCAGTCTCGTTGCAAACTTTCCGAGGCTTCCCCAAAAAGATGCAGCGTAAGGCATAAGGAACATCATGCCAATATGACCAAGCATTCCCATTTTACCAAAGAATTTACCTACCTTTTTGAAAAGTTTTTTTATTCCTTTGCCAATTTTTTTGACAACTTTTTTAAAACCTTTCCAAATTTTACTTAACAATCCCATTCTTATTTTCCTCCTTATCCAAAGAATCGTTTTACAAGTGCTTCAATAGTTCCTAGATTAGAACTCCAATTACTTGATGCTTCACCTTCATTAGCAATTGCTGTTGCAAGTAATTGAGTTTTTCTAGTTTCTTCATTATCAGCCCATTTATTATCAAACGTTGCTTGATCTCTCATTTCTTGCCACAAAAATCCTAATGCCTGTGTGCTTAATCCAAAAGCGTTCATAGCATTTCTCATATTTGCTTCGTTGGCTGCAGCTGTATCAATCATATTTGACTGCCTTCTCCATTGAACATTTGATTGTGCTACTGCTTGTGCATTGGCTTTGTTCCATTGTTCTCTATTAAAATCAACTTGATTATTATATTTATTAATTTCTGTAACCATTGCAGCATTTGCTCTATTAAGGTCTGCTTCAATAGCAACTCTTCTTGCTTCTGCAGCGTTTTCTTGAGCAGCATTAAACTGTGCCATTGCAGTTTTTTGTTGAGCATTTGACAACTCTACCTGCTGTGCCATTGTAGCCATAAACTGCTGTGCTTGATTTGTTCCAATCATATTTGCATTTCGTGCTGCATTCTCAGCCGATTGGTTTGTAAGTAGTCGTTGTTGCTCAAGTTGAGCCTTTAGAACATGTCCTTGTTGTGCGTTACTTAAATTTTGCATATCCATACTTAAAAAAGACTGAGCATTTTGAGCAGCTAGTTTAGTATTAGCATCTAAGTTTGCCATATCTAAATTTGCCATGTTTGCTGCATTTTGTAAAACAGCAGTATTTTCAGCACTAGTATCTGTTAATGATACAGTTTGTAAAAACTTACTATTAGATAATCTAGTCTGTTGTTCAGCACTAAAATTAGCCATGTCCATTTGAAAAACATTGTTAGCATTTGCTAATGCTGTTTGTTGTGCCATCTGAGCGTCTGCTTGTGCAGCTTGTGCTTCTATGCCTCTTTGATTAAAAACACTTTCTTTTATAGATTGAGCATTGCTTTGTGCTAAAGGAATTGCTGCAGTTATAAAACTATTTATTAAAGCATCTCTACCAACACTAGAGGCTTCTAATCCTCTTTTTGCTAACATATTATTAACTGCCGCTACAGCAGGTCTAGCAAATATAGGGATCTCTCCTTCTTCTACACCTTCTAATAACGTTGTTAATTGGTGAGAAACAAGCGCTTCTTCAGGAAGCCCTGCAATCATTCCTCGCTCTGCTTCTGTGTAATCTCCTACTTTATCTTCTAAAGCATCAGGATTGTTTCCAATATCTTGAATTTGTTCTTCGGTTAATCCTGCTTTTCTTAGTTGTTTTTTAGCACGTAGCATTCTAGGAAGATTAGTACCTGCAACTTTTGCTGCTGTTGCTTTGGCTTGAGGACTAACAGTACCAGTAACTATTTGAGATAATGCCTGAGATGCTTGGTCTTGATCAACACTAATTCCTTGAGCCGAAAGACTTAGACTTGCTTCTTGAACTTCGGCTACTGCTTCATCGCTTAATGTTCCTTCTTTTCCTTTAATAAAAGGACTGTCAGCAACTTTAGCAGCTGTCATTGTTGCTACAGGTCTGTCTTTTCCTCTTCTAGCAGCGGATGCTTTACCTGTTGCTACTGTTTCTTCGTCAGGTTGTACTATTTTTTCTGCTGTCGCATCACCTGGATCTACCATCTGCCTTGCTGAACCCGCAATGGCTTTGTTCGTCTTTGCTGTTTTTATTTTAGCAGAATCAGGAAGTTCTCCTGTTAATGCAGAAGATACTTTTTCTCTAACTGATGTTGCGCTTTCATCTGTAATATCTGCATATTGTCCGCTTCCTTGTCCTCCGGGTGTCCATTCATATCCTGTCTTAGCAGGATCATAATTAGGAACACCTGGGGTAGAAGGAGTATTAGGACTGTTAGGATCGTTAGGATCAGGGTTATTTGCATGATATGTATTGTATGCTTCCAGTGCAAACTCAAATTCATCTTGCGATGAAAAATCTCTTCTATATGGTCTTACACCATGCCAAAGCCTGACTCTTCCGCCCTTTCTGTAATCTTCTCTAACTACTGTATTTCTTTTACGTGTCATTGTTTTTCCTATTATTTAACCTCAAATAGTTTATCAAGTTTATCTTCTAATTTATTTAACATACGAACTAATCGATCCATGTTTGTTTCTAATTCTTCTTTTGTTACATAATCTCTTGCAACTTCTTCTCTAGTTTTATTTAAAAGAACATCTATTCTTTTATTCTCATTAGCATTTTCTCTCATCCCATATATTATAGGCGCTAATACTAACGTTATAAAAGCGATCCAAATTTCCATTGCTTGTAATTCCATTTCTAGTTTCCAAATTCTTTTTTAAATTCTAAATTATAAGCATTCTGACGTTTAGTAAAATAATCAGGATCTGCTTCTTTTCCTTCTACAAAGTTTTTTACTTCGTTATTTGTTTTTTTCCAAACTTTATAATAATCAGTTTTTCTAAGTTTAGATGCATATTTAAATGTTTTTTCGTGGTTCTGCATAAAGAAAATAATATATTCACCATTTGTTATATCTGTATTTCCTACTACTTCACTCCATTCAGGATGATCTTCTACAAAAACTAATCCTCTTTCTTCTGCAAGTTTTTGTGTTTTTCGTGCTACTTTAAAAGTTTCTTGTATGCTCCATCTATCTTTTTCAAAAATAAGTAAAGTTATATCGTGTTTACTTAGATCCATTTCTTTAACACAAATTGCAATATCTTCATCGGGCCTATCATTATTAAACTCTATAATGTTTAATCTTTTAGAAATTCTTGCTTCTTTAGCATATGGACAAACAGGTAAATTTCCAAAATCAATATTAGGTTTTTCTACAAAATTTTTGATCCATAGATCAATTGCATGTTTCATTAAACAATTACCGAGATAACTAATTTTTTATACGTCTGTCCGTAATGGTCTTCTATTGTTTCAGGAGTTGTATACGTTATCCATCCCTCATTAACTGATTTATCCCATGCTGCTTCCATTCCTGATCCTTCAAAAGTCCATGTTGAAAAAGTTGTTTCATCAGGAGCAAGACTTTTAAAAAAAGCATCTAACTTTTGATGGTACTCTGCTGTGTAACTCCAACCTTGGCTTCCACTTGCATCTTGTCGCATAAGATCCATCATGTGACAATACATTCCATTTTTCTCACGTATTGCATAATTATAATTTACAATCCGACCATCTATATCTATTTTAAAAATAATAGATCCTGTACTTGAATCTTCATACCTGGCTCTTAATGCTTCAAACTTTTCATCATTAGTACTAGAAACAGTTAATTCAAATTCTTCCCATACAATATTCGGAATAGGACTAGCATCTAAATAAGGTAAAGATTTATCAAAACAATCTCTTAAAATAGCCTGATCTATATCACTATAATTAATTTGTGTTACAGTCATTGTCATTTTAATCTTCCTCCCACGAATCGCCATCCCAATATCTAGCGTTATGCGCAGATCCCGATGCTACTTCTGTTTCAATAATAGAACCAGTGTTTCCTGTTGCAGTACTTCTTTCAAAAACTGTAGTGTTTGTATCAAACGTTGTAGTTGTACTTTTAGTAGTGTCTGTTGTTTTACTCGTTCCACTTGCTCTACTAGTTGCAGTGCTTTTACTTGTTCCTGTAGCATATGCAGTTTGAAAGGCAGTAGTAGTATTTTTACTAGTTGCAGTTGCTTTACTAGTTGCAGTTGCAAAAGCAGTTGTAGTAGTTCCTGCTGTGTTTGTTTGGAACGAAGTATCAGTTGCTTTGCTCGTTCCTGTAGCGCTTGTAGTATCTTTAGTAGTTGCTATTGTTGTATCAGTAGCGGTAGTTTTACTCGTTCCAGTCGCTTTTGAAGTATCATAAGCAGTTGTTGTGTTTGTATCAAATACGCTTGTTGTACTTCTACTTGTTGCTGTAGCGCTTGATGTGTCGTATGTAGTAGTTGTATCAAACGTTGTAGTAGTGTTTGTTCCTCTACTAGTTCCTGTTGCAATTGCAGTATCCGTATCAAAAGTTGTAGTCGTACCATAAGTAGTTGTAGTATTAGTTGCAATTGTTGTATCAGTTGCTGTAGCCTTACTAGTTGCTGTTGCTTTTGAAGTATCATACGTAGTTGTAGTATCAGTATCAAAAGTTGTAGTAGTATTTGTTGCTATTACAGTGTCTTCGTCTGTTGACTTACTGGTAGCAGTAGCATAAGCAGTTGCAGTATCAAAAGTTGTAGTAGTGTCAAATGATGTAGTAGTGTTTGTTGCTATTACAGTGTCTTCATCTGTTGATCTACTTGTGCCTGTTGCTTTACTTGTTGCAGTATTGAAACTATAAGTTGTTCCAGTTGTTTTACTTGTATTATAAGTAGTTGTAGTATTAAAACTATACGTTGTTCCAGTATCTCTACTTGTTCCAGTATTTTTGCTTGTTCCTTTACTAGTATTAAATGTAGTCGTTCTGCTTGTATTAAATGTAGTAGACCTGCTTGTATTATATGTTGTTGACCTACTCGTATTAAATGTTGTAGTTTTGCTTGTATTAAAAGTATAACTAGTATTCCTAGATCCAGAGGTACTCTTAGTTCCTGAAGTTGCTGTACTAAAACTATAACTTGTATTAAAACTGTATGTAGTATTTCTACTTCCTGATGTGCTAGTACTTTTAGTTCCTGATGTCGAAGTTGATCTTGAAGTACTATTACTCAGTTGGTTATTTTTTCCGTAATACGTTGTCCAGGTTGTCGTTGTATTAAAACTATATCCTGTATTAGTGTTAAAACTGTATGAAGTACTTCTGCTTCCTGATGTACTTGTTGTGCCTGATGTTGTGGTATTAAAACTATATCCTGTATTAAAACTGTAACTTGTAGATTTACTTCCTGACGTATTAAACGTAGTTGTTCTACTTGTATTATATGTAGTATTTCTACTTGTATTAAACGTAGTTGTTCTACTTGTATTATATGTTGTCGACCTACTTGTGTTATATGTAGTATTAAACGAAGTAGTTGTATTAAACGAAGTAGTAGTGTTTGTAGCACCGCTAGTTGCTGTAGACTTACTTGTATTATACGTAGTTGTCGTATTCGTATCGCCTGATGTTGCTGTATCAAAAGTCGTTGTAGTATCAAACGAAGTTGTAGTCGCAGTACCATACGCTGTTTCAGT